CTGTAAAGAGGGTCGCTTTTTTTATGTAAAGAAAGAGTACGCTAATGGCGTTAACTTGTTATTACGCTGGAGACCCTGCGATCACTCCCGCAAAGAAACAGAATACCAAGTTGTGTGAAGATTGTGGCATAACAATACTTGCTCATGGTGCAAAGAAAGTTTGCTCATCATGCTCGTGGACACGCCACGAGAAGCGACAAAAGGCTGCGAACCTCAAAGCGAGAAAGTAATGAATAAGTTCTCTTCCTTCACTGTGATCGCATTTATTGGGATCGTCCCTGTCCTTATCTATGTCATTTGGTTCAAGCTCTTTCAGATGAAACTTATTTATGGCTTGGATTTTGGTCTTGCTATGGCTGCCATCTGGGTGAGCCTAATGCCGAGGATCCCTCATGAGTAACCGACATATTTCGCTCGGAGGCACTCCTTTGGTGAGACTCCCTGAACCAACGAAACAACAGCTCTGCGGTGGTGATCTGCATCGAGCTCGTGCTCCCCTACCTCCACCTCCATTTGTGCCTGATCTCGATCGAGGCTTCACAATTCCTGGAGCTCGTCGAGGCTACACCAAGCCAGCAAAGCGAACCTACGTCGATCCTCGCAAAGCTGTGATCTGGGACGAGGCAACCGTCACTGAGTTGTTGAACCTCATCAACAAGGAGGGATTCACCAGAGAAGGAGCCGCTAAAGAACTGAACAAACGCTGCCCTCAAAGGGTTGACGTGTTCTTCACCAAAAACTGCGTGATCAGCAAAATCAACCGACTGAAAAAAGGAGACTGATCCATTGAACACTACTTATGTTCTCGACATGCTCAGCAGGTGTCGTCACGAGATCCAGTATCTCAAAAAGGAAGTTGCCAGGCTTGCTCCTAAAGCTGACGCTTACGACACCCTCACAACCGTGCTCGGACTACTTCCTCAGAAGAGTCAAGGCTTTGGTGAAGACATTATCTGGCTCATCGACAGCGAGATCACCAAACTGAAAACTCAGGTTGAGTTCGAAAAAGAGGCGAAGAAAGCTAATTCCCCCAGTGGCAAATAAATGCTTCTGCCAGGACTGTAAGACCGAGATCCACAACAACGGTCGGAAGATCCTCTGCTCCCCCTGCTCTGATCTTCGAGCCATGGAGCGAAACCGAAAAAACTCCAGAGAGCGAGCTGCAAAGAAGAAGCTCGCCAAACAGGAACTTACACAATGACCACCATTGCTGCGACAAGTATCCTCTCGTCAATCCATGCTCTCGATCCTTCGAAGCGGATCGACACACTCCTGCTTCGTTATCCTCGCTGCATCCACAGCGAGTTCATGACGCATCGGATGTTCTCCCGCAATGCGAGCTCCTCCAGAGCGATCCCGGTCGAGAAGCTCATCCAGGATGTGCTCGACGATCCCTACGTGCCTCTTCATTGGGGAGCCAACCAGAAGGGAATGCAGGCCAGCGAGGAGTGCAATACTCAGATACTGATCCTGGACGAACGCTTCACTAGGACAGGCTGTCGTCCTGCAAGTCGCGAAGAAGCCTGGCTCTATGCCCGAGACAATGCAGTGGCGATGGCCCGTGCCTTCTCCAAGGCCGGCTACCACAAGCAGATCGTTAACCGACTTCTCGAGCCTTTCAGCCACATCACCGTGGTTGTGACGAGCTCAAATTGGTCGAACTTCTTGGCTCTCCGGGATCACAAGGACGCTGAGCCACACATCATGCTCTTGGCTCGGGAAGTACGTAAGGCGCTTAAAAGCGCCAAGCCTCAGATCCTCAATCCAGGCGAAGCACATCTGCCGTTCATCAAGGACAGTGACGTGCTCGAAGTCATGTCAATGAACATCAGCGGCCAGACCAAATTCGAGCTTCTCCGGAAGCTCTCAGTGGCTTGCTGTGCTTCGACTTCCTACAAGACGGTCGAAGGCTTCGACATGACGTTCGATCGGGCTGTGGCTCTCTACGACAAGCTCTTCACGATGAAGCCTGTTCATGCTTCGCCGTTCGAGCACATCGTTGAAGCCGATGGAGACGATGCAGCTGACGATAACGACGCCTGGAACAACCCAGAGACGGGCGGAAATCTCGGGGAGGGTTGGATCCAGTTCAGAAAGACGCTTGAAGATGAATGCCTCTAGCCTCAGACTGGCGGCTGCTTCGAATCACGAAGCAGGCCGTGGAAAAAGAAACGGCCCGCCAAGTTACCAGCTTGGCAGGCCGTAATTTCGAATGAGGGCTTTCGCTCCCTGACAAGACGAAAGTTCTCATATCCAACTTCAGAACGCAAGTTCTGAAGATCGGATTCGTGCGTCTTTTTTTTTTACGGTCCTAACCAGGGACCAGGCACATGCACCAGAGAGAGAAACTCTTCGGCTTTGGAAAGCCACAACCTCTTGATCGAGAAGCCAAACTCAGGATTATGACCCTGGGCAGAGCCCTCACTTTTCGAACCAAGAAGGGAAAGCACTATGGATGGATCACAGCCAAGCAGCTGGACGTGCTCAAGGCTCTCCTTTGGGTGTTTCACAACGCCAAAAAAGGCTTTTGCTACCCGAGCTTAGACAAGCTGGCTAAAGCAGCAGATTGCGCTCGATCAACAGCTTGTGCTGCGATCAAGGCTCTCGAAGAAGCCGGACTCATCACCTGGGTCCACCGGATCAAACGTATCCGTGAGCACAGCATTGAGCTGCGACAATGGGTCTGGAGAGTGCATCGCACTTCTAATGGCTACCAGCTCATAGACCCACACCCCATTGTAAAGAAAGAACAATCCGAAAGACGGTCTGGAACCACGACTCAAGTTTCATTCTCTTCGAATATAGAGAGTGAGTCTGCGCTTGAAGCATCGTTGAAGCGGTTCAAAGATAACTTTGAGAAGAAAACTCAAGTCGCACTGAGCTAACTCAGTCTGATTTGTAGCGACATTTACCTGTTCTTCGGGCTCATTGCCCAAAGAGTAGCGATTTCGCACGTCTATACCTCAACCAGGAGCACCTACTATGCAAGTCACACATGTCGCTGACCATATTACACACGCCATGATCGGCGGAGCCAAGACCATTGAGTTTGGCATCTCCAACGATGCAGCATTTTTCCAGATCCTTTCGAGCACGCTCTATTCCAATCAGCGTTTGGCTGTGGCCAGAGAGGTTCTTTGCAACGCCTGGGATGCTCACATCCGGGCCGGCATCACCGACAAGCCGGTTATTGTCACGATCGGCGAAGAAATTATCGTCAGAGATTTTGGTGCAGGAATTCACCCCGACATGATGGGGCCTCTCTATGGCACCTATGGCGGCTCTGACAAGAAGAACAACGGCACCGAGACAGGTGGCTTCGGTCTCGGTTGTAAGTCCCCCTTCGCTTATGGCGATCACTTCGAAGTGACTTCATGGCACGAAGGCGTGAAGACGATTTACAACCTCTCAAAAAGCTCAGCCGACAAGTTCGGCAAGCCTGGGATCACACCCATTGTGGCTCTTCCGACTGACGAAATGGGCCTTCAAGTCAAAATCCCGGTCAAGGGCTTATACGACAAAAACACCTTCAAGGAACTGTTTGAGCAAGTCGCTTTCAACGGCGAAATGAACGTCACGATCAATGGAAGTGCTATCGAAGGACTTCCGCTTTCCACGGCTGAATACAACTGGGTGATCACTAACAAAATTCTCTCAGAAAAAAAGAACAACGTCTTTGTGCGTTATGGGAACGTGATCTATCCCATTGAAAGCAATGGAGCTTATAGTTCACAATACACCACACTAACAGGCATCCTTTCAAAGTTGTCAGGACGCACGTATGGCACCAATTACTCGATCGTTTTTCAAGCCAAGCCTGACACGATCAGCGTCACTCCTTCCAGAGAATCGCTCTCGATGCAGGAGCATACGATCAACACCTTGAAGGAGTTGGTCTCAGGCTTTTTTTCAGAGCGTCTCGACCAGCAGATCATCAAGGAAGCCTGGCCTCTCTTGGAAATACAGATCAAGGAGATCGGCGAGAAGCGTGAAGTTGGCGTGCTGATGAATGAAAAACAGGAAATGCCTAGGTTTATCTATTCGGACACAAGGAGTGATCTACCAATCATCAACAACGTCAAACAGCTGACCGAGCAGTACACACGCAGGAATTATCCCAGCGATCCAACTTTCCATCGCCGGGACATGGAACTGCGGATCAACAAGGTCATCGAACTTGGCATTGGAAATCGTGGTCATCTGAACCAAGTGAAGCACAGCATCATTCATCCTAAGTCAAAAAAGGGGAAGATCTCTATCCTGTTTGGCAAAGAGAGAAGTTGGTACTCCTCAAGCCACGCTCATGAATGGTTTAAGAGGAGTGTTGTTCGTCCCTTGGTTCGAGATATTGCTGCTGATCGTATCCTGGAACTAAACCGATTTTTCATTTACCTGGGCGAAAAAAGCTACAAGGGAAGTGAAAATATGGTCGCACCACAAAGACTTCACTTCGACAAGCACAGCGAATATCTGCCGATCATGCGGAAGGTCATGGTGATCAGCTATTCTCAAAAAGAGGTCATGAGTAGACTTACAGTCACCGACGAACTTAAAAGCCTTGGTGGCAAGCAGCAAGTGTGGTTCTACCATGCACCTTTGGCGAAGACGAAAATTCAACACATCAGGGACTTCTTCAAGGCCAGAGGTTTCATTATATTCGACCTTACTGAAGAAGCTGAGCTGAAAAAAACCAGAGCATTTCGTGCTCCAGTTAATCCCAACAAACCAAAGAAGCCAGTCCTCACAGGCTATCCTTCACTCAGTGGCGTCTTCGTCAGTGACAAGCCCACTCGTGTCGATAATTGCTTCCTTGAAAATGCTCCTCGGATAAAGAAGCCGCTCTTCTTCCATAAAGTCTGGTTTTCAAAAGCTGATCACCGGACTTTTGATTTAGGCGTCTTTGATGGAGACACTGCTCGTATAGTCACCAAGCTTTTTGGTGATCAATGCGCCGTTGTTCGAACCGAACCCCAAGCCAAGAAACTGAAAGAGTCTGGTCTCATGGAGCTCAACGAGTACGTGATAAGCTACATCACGAAGACAGTCACTACCTCCCCGACCTTCATTGCTTATTGGGCTGAGGATATAAATCGAGCACATGGCAATGGTGATGGAAAAGAACTCGATCAGTACGATCATCCCCAGAAGGTGAATGAGATCTTTGATGTTCCTGAGATCAGAAAAGCTGTTGGGCTAAAACACAGCCTCAATGAGCATGATCTGATGGTGCTCGTTATTTGGAGGCACATGGTCAAATACTCCAGAACCTACAGAAACTCTGGTTCGACCATCGAAGATACTGGAAGGATCATCAAGGCTTTTCCGGTGTCTCAGACAATTCTGGATGTCAAACAAAAACTGGAGGGTAATCCCTTCATGGACCTGATCGACATCGAGAAGTTCCGAATAGTCGCTCACCAATCTCAAGCCAAAGCCAATGGACATTCTGCCCGACTGGCCAAGATCATCAAACTTGCCCTGCTGGGCTGAAGGAACCCAAATGCAAACTCAAAGCGAACCTATCCTGACTCGTGTGATCGCTGCGGTCGTCGATGACCGCCAGCTCACACTCTATAAAGAAGACGGAGAAACGGTTGTCATCTTTCAGGGTGACGATCGTCTCGCCAAAATCATCAAGGTCATTACGCCGACTCTGGCGTCTGGACCTGGTGCTGTCGCTGAGGTCGATCTTGAGGAGCCCAAAGACGGCAATCCGTACAAGGACTACCAGGAACAGACCAAAACTGGGATCAGTTTCTTCAAAGTGGCGAAGCACAAGCTCTCCAGCTGGCTTGTAAGAGCCGCTGAGGCGATTACCGTCCCTGGAGGGAAACCTGTGCCTCCGATGGTCATAGGCTCTGTACCTGGCCATAAAGAGACTCAGGCAGAGCACCTTCTCTCTGTGGCCGAAGAGATCATCGCTAATGCTCAACCGGCGAATGAGCCTGGGTTCCATGATCGGGACACAGGCGACAAAGGCGATCAAACCATCGTGGCTATCGTCGGCGACAAAGTGGTTGCCAACGTCGAGAAGCTGAAACCGCAGTTCAAGCGAGCTGTGCAGACTTCTTCCACCAAAGGAATGGACGCCTTCATGCAGCGTGTTGCGGCTGTGTCGGATCAACGCCGGCACTCAGTCGATGACCTGCTCAAGTTTCTTCAGCGTGGAGATCTCCCCATCGCTGATGACGGCTGCATCATCATTTACAAAGTCCTGAAGCGGGCCATTCAGAGCCCAACAAGACGGGGCTACGTGGATTGTCACACGCAGAAGGTCTCTCAGCAGGTTGGCTCCTACGTCTGTATGGATCCTTCGCTTGTCGATCCAAACCGCGCCAACGAGTGCTCCAATGGTCTCCATGTGGCTCGACGAGCCTATGTCGGAGGCTTTTTTGGGGATGTCGTGGTTCTGGCCAAGGTTCGCCCCGAGGACGTGATCGCTGTGCCGAACCACGACGCCAACAAGATGCGTGTCTGCGGCTACCACATCCTGTTTGAGCTTTCGGACGACGCTTTCCAAAAGCTCAAGAAAAATCAGCCATTTACCGATAACGAGCAAGCCCAGCTTTTGCTTGGACGTGCTCTTACCGGAGATCATGACCTGCCAATCGAGGAAGTCAGGATCCAGGGACACCAGGGACAGAACGTCAAGATCACTCCTTGGAGTGAACTCTACCCGATCAAGAAGGCTCCTAAAGCCGAAGCCCCCACGATTGCCCCGGCAATCGTAAAGGCTGAGGCGGTAGAAGCTCTTCCGGATGACGTTGAGACGCCCTTGAGTGCGCCCAAGGTCGATCCGAAGGCCGTTGTCAAGGAGGTCGTCTTGGTAAAAGCCGAGGTCGAAAGCCGCAAACAGAAAGCCCTGCGACTTTATGACTCGTTTGTGAACGCTAAGTTGGCATCAGAGAGCGTGAAAGCGGCACGAGAGCTGCTTGAGCACAAGAAAACTGTCAAGCTGAGTTGGCAGGCTTTGGGTCTGGATGAGAAATCTTCCAAACTGGTGCTGCAAACCGTCGAAGATAATCTCTAAACTGAATACGAATTGTAGGGGGAGCTACTAGGTAGTTTCCCCTACTCAAGTTATAGCTCGTTCAAGGAGGAGCGAGTCTATAGGTAGTGCTCCTCAAACATATAGTAGGTAGTTTCACCCTCACCCTCTTAAAGGACCATTGCATGTCAACCGTGCTACGCCGCAATCGAAAGGGCTCTGATCGGGACATCACCCGCCTCAACAGCCTCGGGTTCTCACTTTCGACGATTGGTGAAAAGCTTCGCTGCCACCCGACCTCGATCACCCTGCGCTTAAAGTCACTCAAGATACCTCCAGCCGACACTCGACGGGCTTTTATGGAGGACATCTTCAACGAACTCCCGACTGAGTTCCAAGACGACATCGCTGACCTGATGGAAGAGAAGAAGATTCTTTCCATCAAAAGCTACATTGCCACATTGATCAACGACGACATATCGTCAAAACGTCAGGCGCACGCTCCAGCTGAGCAACTCGCGGACTGCTCCCAAGATGTTTGATCCCCAAATTCTCAATAAGACCCTGGCCTGGTGCCAGACAGCCGTTCCAAAGCCGACACCGAGAAACGAACAGACAGCTCTCGGTGTCCATTTTGAGGAAGTCGCTGAGATGGTCAGCGCCCTGAAAGGCAATGATCGTCTTACGCAATCTCTGTTAACGGCAGCTCTTGTCTCACTTCACAGTCTGGCATTGCATCTAAAGGCTTCTGAGGTCAACAAAATTTCTGTGGTGGATACCACAGAGCTCCTCGATGCCTTGGCCGACCAGATTGTCACCGCAGTCGGTGTCGCTCACATGAACCGCTATGACATTCTGGGTGCTGTAGACGAAGTGAACCGTTCCAACTGGTCCAAATTCGTCGATGGACAGGCAATATTTGATGCCAACCAGAAGATCGTGAAAGGGCCTCACTATTCGAAGCCCAATCTAAGGCAGTTCGTTCCCCACTAAGCTACACCATTTGGTTTTTTCCGAAGGGTGTCGTTCCCACTTCACCCGCTTAATAACGAGCAGAGAACCCCTCCCCTAAAAAGGAGGGTTTTTCTCTGTCGGAGAACCCGTATGTCCTTCTTTTATCCTGAAAAGACCAAAGCTACTCCTCCACCCCCGTCACTTCCTTTGGCGTCTTTGAACCAAGGACAACAAGAAGCTGCTGACGGCTTCTTTCAGTTCCTCTTTGGACCAGAGAAAGAGATCATCATTTCCGGGCCGGGAGGAGTTGGTAAGACCTTCCTAATGGGCTGGTTGATCGACCAGGTAATGCCGGAATACTTCAAATCCTGCAAGATGATGGGGATCCAACCCGAGTATGACTCGGTGCAGATGACGGCCACCACTAACAAGGCGGCTGAAGTGCTCTCTCTCAGCACAGGCCGTCCGACCGAGACGATCCATTCGTTCCTGGCTCTCAAGGTCACGGACGATTATTCGACAGGCAAATCCAAGCTCACGAAGACAGGCGCTTGGCAGGTTCACGAGCGAAAGATCATCTTCGTGGACGAAGCCTATATGGTTGATTCGGCGCTGCTTTTGTTGATCCGTGAAGGCACCCACAATTGCAAGATCGTCTTCGTTGGCGATCATTGTCAGTTGGCTCCAGTCATGGAGACGATCTCACCCATTCATCGAGCTGGGCTCTCGTTCTTCGAGCTCACTGAGAACGTCCGTAATGCAGGGCAACCTGCATTGATGAACGTGTGTCAGCAGCTCCGGAACACCGTCGAAACAGGCGTCTTCAACCCAATCAAGGTTGTCCCTGGCGTCATCGACTGGGTGGACAGCACCACAATGGAGGATCTGATCAATGCAACCTTCAAGGTACAAACTCGTGATGCCAGAATTCTGGCTTACACGAACAAACGGGTCGTTCTTTACAATGATCACATCCGAGATGTCCGTCACCTTCCTGGTGAATATGGATCTGGTGAGTTTCTAATTAACAACCAGGCAATTCGGATTGGAAACCAGAGTTTATCGGTCGAAGAGGAAGTCGAGATCATCGACCAGACCACCAAGACCGAGATGCTCGTCGTCAACGATGACGTGAGCGTCGAAATCCGGACAGCCACACTCAAATCCCGACTCGGGGAGATGTTCTACCATGTGCCTCTGCCTGTGAACCGGGATCATTATTCCTCCTTGGTTCAATATTTCAGTCGCACGAAAAACTGGAACAGATACTTCTTCCTGAAGAACAAGATCCCTGATCTTCGGCCTCGAGATGCAGCCACTGTGCATAAAGCCCAGGGGAGCACCTATGATGTTGTCTTCTTGGACATGGGAGACATAAGCACCTGTCACCAAGCTGCGACAGTTGCTCGTCTTCTATATGTCGCCTTCACCAGAGCTCGTTCTCGGGTGATCCTCTACGGTGAACTCTCAGAGAAATACGGCGGCATTGTCGCCTGAGTTGTGGGACAATGCGTCATGGACAACAGCAAAGTTATAAACTTCGTGCTTGAGAAGCTCTTCGAGGCTGAGAAGCGTCGATTGGCCGGGGTAATTCTCGAACTCAACAACTCGAACAAGCGCCTGAAGAGCCTTACAGCAGATGGTTTCCTCTATGGAGGCCAGGTGTTCATGCCTTCAGGCGTCTCGACCGTGGTTCAACAGGGAGTGTGTAAGCCCACACTTCATTTTACGTTGAACAACACCATGGAAGCATGGCTTAGGGACGAGAAAACCGTCAAGGACGACCTCTGCTTGATCAAACAGATGCTGTTCAGGGTGCTCAAACCTTGCACAAGCGACCGTGAGATCAGGAACGCCCTACCAGAATGCCTTGTCGTTCTGGTTCCGGGCATGGGTAACGAACCTAGAGCCGACAATGCTGGATACACCCTTCGTGGAGATCTCCGAGCAATGAGACAGTTCTCAAAGCTGGTCCCCAAGATGGAAATCTATTCAGTCGGTCGGCTGCTTTATTGATTTGAACCAAGGAAAAGAGAGAAGCCGACATGCACCATCTTTATTACAGCCCCGAAGTGCTGACGGCTTATCCGGTGTGCTTTCTGGTTGGTTCAATCCGCAAGGACGACATCCGGAAAGCTTACATCGACCCTTATGGCTTGGACCCCAACGAAGTGCTGGTCCTCGATCTTCATTACACACCTGGGAAAAAGAAGACCCCGGCCAAGGAAATGAAGGCTTACATCGACGAGCAGCTGACCTCAGTGCTCAATGATCTGCATGTTGAATATTTGGTCGTAAATGACTCTGAATATTTCAAGGTGCTCACCAAGAGCGCCAAGATCGACGTGAATTTGGGCTACGTCCTGGACTGTGTGTTCGGTCCCTGGAAGGTCGTCTACGTTCCCAGCTATCGCTCGATCTTCTATGATCCGGAGAAGGTTCAAGTGAAGATCGCTCAGGGCATCGTAGCCCTCATGGATCACAAGAATGGGACTTACACAGATCCCGGCAATGGCCTGATCAAAAGCGAGAGCTATCCTCGCACGATCCAAGAGATTTCAGATGCTCTCGATCATCTGATCGAAATAAACGTCCCTCTTACAATCGACATAGAAGGCTTCGGACTCAAGCACCACACATGTGGGATCGGAACGATCGCCTTCTCCTGGGACAAACATTCGGGTGTTGCATTCGCCGTAGACTACGAGCCTCTGGACGAGCCGATCGAGGGTGTCTTCGGGAAACAAGTTCGCAACGAGCAAGTCAGAGAGTTGCTGAGATTTTTCTTCGCTCGGATGGCTCAAAGGGCGATTTATCATCAGGTCTCTTTCGACGTGTACGTGCTGATTTACCAGCTCTATATGAAGGATCAGCTCGATACCAAAGGGCTTCTTTTGGGAATGGGCATCTTACTCAAACCTGGCATGTGGGAGTGTACTCGCCTCATTGCATATTTGGCAACGAATTCATGCTCTGGGAACCGTCTCTCACTCAAGGATCAAGCTCAGGAGTTCGCCGGCAATTATGCCTTGGGTGAAGACATCAAGGACATTACGAAGATCGAGCTCAGCAAGCTCCTTCGTTACAATCTGATCGACACCTGCTCGACTTGGTACGTGTTTGAGAAGCACTGGGACAAGCTTGTCGCAGATCAGCAGCTCGAGATCTATGAGACACTCTTCAAGCCGACCACTCGAGACATTATCCAGATGCAACTCACAGGCTTGCCTGTGAACATGGAACGAGTCGTCGAAGTGAAGGCTCTCCTCGTGGCTGACGAGCAGAAAGCTGTGGTCACACTCCAGGACAGCCAGATTGGTCAGGAGTTCACAAATCGACTCAACCAGCAATGGGTGACGATGAAGAATGCCACCCTCAAGAAAAAGAGGGTGACGCTTGCAGACGCCAGAGAAGTGTTCAATCCCAACTCTGGACCTCAGCTGCAAGACCTCCTCTACAATATGCTGGAGCTTCCTGTGCTCGGTTACACGGCTGCAAAACAGCCGAGCACCAAAGCCGAGATCATCAAATCTCTGAAGAGCCATACGACCAACCCTGACGTGATCATTTTCCTGGATGCTCTCGTCGATTATGCAGCTGTCTCGATCATCCTCGAAACCTTCATTCCGGCCCTCGAGAACTCTGTTCCTGGGCCTGATGGCTGGCACTATCTGTGTGGGAATTTCAACCTTGGGGGCACTCTCTCAGGGAGACTCTCTTCGAGTGATCCCAATCTCCAGAACCTTCCTGCCAACAGCAAATATGCAAAGCTTATCAAGAGCTGCATCGAAGCTCCCTTGGGTTGGATCCTCCTGGGTCTGGATTTCTCTTCGCTCGAAGATCGTATCTCAGCTCTCACAACCAAAGATCCAAATAAGTTGAAGGTGTACACGGATGGCTACGACGGTCATTCGCTTAGGGCCTACAGCTATTGGACCAATCTTATGCCGGATATTGACCCGATCAGTGTGGACTCGATCAACTCCATACAGGGTAAATATAAAAAGCTTCGGCAAGACTCCAAGCCACCTACCTTTGCTCTGACTTATCAAGGGACTTTCTCCACCTTGATGAAGAATTGCGGGTTCTCTTTGGATGAAGCCAAGCGCATCGAAGCAAGCTTCAAGGAACTGTACAAAGTCTCAATCGACTGGGTTGCAGCTAAATTGGATAGAGCCTGCATAGATGGATATGTCACAGTGGCTTTTGGGCTGAGAGTTCGCACTCCACTGCTCGCACAAGTCATCAGGGGCAACGGCAAAACACCACAAGAGGCTGAGGCTGAAGGTCGAAGTGCAGGTAATGCACTTGGGCAGAGCTGGTGTCTCTTAAATTCCCGAGCATGGGTTGAGTTCATGGGGAAAGTTCGCAAGAGCGATCACCGTTTGGACATAAGACCCTGCGCTCAAATCCATGATGCAGGCTATGCGCTCGTTCGAGACGACACTCGAGTCGTAGCTTACGTCAATGAACACCTGGTCAAGGCTGTTCAATGGCAGGATCACCCTGACATTTGGCACGATCAAGTGAAACTCGGTGGCGAAGTGTCGATCTTCTATCCCAGTTGGGCCAAGGAGATCGTCATCCCAAATGGGGCCACTGAAATCGAAATCCCAGGGATCATTGAAAAGGCTCTGGGCAGTTGAACCAAAGGGAAAAAAGAATCACCGACCAAGACAATACAATCGACCTGAAGGCTGATCAGCCGGTCGAACGCCAGGGGTATTACCTCGTGGCGGCGGAGATCGTGTTTTCACATACGGAAGATCCGAACGCCACTCCCAATGCGATTCGCGCCAATGCTGTCGTGATGAGCACGGACGGTCAGTTCGCTGTTCCTCAGATTGGCCGTGCTCAGCAAGCTGTTCAGCAGAACTTCTTCAACCGCATGGGCGGCAGCGAAAAAGTGAAGGTTCTCGATGTGGTGATCATCACTCTCACCAAGCTCGGCGACTTCACCAAGGAAGAGTTCAACATTCCTCCCAGCCCGATCGTCGGCACCGAAGAGCCGACAGTCTCGGTTGCTCGTGCAGAAGAAGAAGAATTAGTCGGCACCGCCTGATCAACCACCTGATCGAGAGACCGTAGCTCTTTCTCGGGGCTACGGTCCTCTTAAATTCTAGCAGGAGACTTCCCTAATGATCACCAACGATTCTGACATCAGCCTGGCATTGGCTGTGTGGCTCCTGCATGACGAATACGATTATGTCAGGGGTGTCGATAAATACATTTCAGCAACCACGCTGATGAAGCCGCTCAGGCATATCGTGCTCCCCAAGAGGATGCCGCCTGAAACGATCAAGATCGACGTGGAAGCCTTCATTGCACGAGCTCTCGGCAAGTCGCTTCACGACTCTGTGGAGAAAGCCTGGACCAAAGGCTACGAGAGATCTCTCTCGCTCCTGGGCTATCCGGACGATCTCATCGAGCGGGTGAAAGTGAACCCAACCGACGACGAAGTTCGAGCCAGCAACGCCATCATTCCCATTTATCTGGAGCAGCGATTGTTCCGTGAGTTTGGGGGTTACACGATCGGCGGTAAATTCGATCTCGTGACTGAGGGCATTGTTCAGGACAACAAGAGCACCTCTGCTTATTCCTGGGTTCATGGCGATAAGGACGACGATTACAGGCTCCAGATGAGCATCTATCGTTGGCTCGACGCTACCCAGGCCATGCCCAAGATCACCGAGGATTATGGTCGCATCAACTTCATCTTCACCGACTGGCAGAAGATGATGGCAAAGACCAACCCAAAGTATCCTCAGAAGCGGGTCGAATACAAAGAGATCACTCTCTGGTCTCTCAAAGAGACAGAGGATTGGGTTCGTAACAAACTCAATGACATCGAGCTCTTTAGTAATCACCCAGAGCCAGATCTCCCTGAGTGTACCGACGAAGAGCTTTGGAAGTCCGATCCCGTGTTCAAATACTACGGTGACGCTACCAAAACCACAGGACGATCAACCAAGAACTTCGACAACGCCATGGAGGCTCGTGCCTTCCAAGCGGAAAAAGGTGGAAAGGGCGTCGTCAAGACGATTCCTGGAGAACCCAAACGCTGCGGCTACTGCGAAGTCTTCCCAATTTGCACTCAAAAGGATCGGTATTTTCCGTCATGATCGACCTTGCAGGCGTAACACATCATCCGGCGATCGAAGAGCTGGTCGAGGTGCTTTGCAATAAAACCCAGAACACCGACCGTGGATTCTTTCGCTGTGAAGTCGCTTATTTCCTTGGAAAAATGGCTTCTTCGATGCGGGCAACCATCGTCACCAAGGACCGAGGCGACATCCCGGTCAATATCTACGCTCTTGCTCTGGCCACTTCAGGCTTCGGCAAAGGACACTCAGTCAATGTGATCGAGAACGAATTCATGAGGGGCTTCAAAAAGCGTTTCATGGAAGACACGCTTCCGAGCATCTCTGAGACGAACCACTGGGTCATTGCCAATGATCGAGCTGCTCGGAACAATTCAGACGTGCAGGAGGAGTTCGATAAAGTTGTGAAGGAATATAAGCGTTTCGGCGCTTTCAGCTTCACTTTCGACTCTGGCACGCCTCCGGCTGTGAAGCAGCTGCGTCACAAGCTGATCATGGCCAACTGCGGTTCAGTGAATCTCCAGATCGACGAGATCGGTTCTAACCTCATTGGTTCCGTCGATGTGTTGACGCTCTTCCTGGAGCTCTACGATCAGGGACTCGTCAAGGACAAGCTCACCAAGAACACTCCCGACAATGAGCGAAACGAAGAATTGGAGGGTAAGACACCCACCAATATGCTTTTGTTCGGCACGCCTTCGAAGCTCTTCGACGGCGGCATTGCAGAGGAGCAGTTCTACTCGTTCCTGGAAACTGGGTATGCTCGTCGTTGCCTCTTTGGTTATGGCCAACAGGATCGCAAAGCGTTCAATTCACAGTCTCCAGAGGAGATCTATCGTCGGCTTACAGAGCCACAGAACAATGAAAAGCTTCAGCAATGGGCGGCTCATTTTCACTCTCTGGCCGATTCTGGAATGTACAATTGGAAGATGGTCGTCGAGGAAGAAGTAGGCATCGAATCACTGAAGTATAAGATCGCCTGCGAACAGGCAGCTGACCTCATGCCTGATCATTGCGAGATCCAGAAAGCCGAGCTTTCTCATCGGTATTTCAAAGCCATAAAATTGGCTGGAGCTCTGGCCTTCGTCGATCAGAGCAACGAGATCGAACTCATCCATCTTCAGCAGGCGATACTCCTGGTCGAAGAATCTGGTGAGGCTTTCGCCACGATCCTCAAGCGTGAAAAAGCACATGTGCGTCTGGCGAAATATGTCTCGGGATGTGGCGAAGAAGTCACTCACGCAGACTTGCTGGAGGCGCTTCCTTTCTATCAGAAGGGTAACTCTGCTCGAAACGAGATGATGACCCTGGCGACAGCCTGGGGCTACAAGAACAACATCATCATCAAGAAGAACTTTGTAGACGGGATCGAATTTTTCAAAGGCGAATGCCTGAAAGAGACTAATCTCGACGACATGATCTTCTCGTTCAGCGACAATTGGGCGTTTGATTATGCACCTCCGGACGATCCAGTTCCGTTCGATCAGCTCTTCAATTTGACCCAAGCACCTGACATGCACTGGGCCAACCATTTGTTCAAGAACAAACATCGAGCCGAGGAGAACGTCACTCCTGGGTTCAATATGCTCGTGCTTGATGTGGATGGAGGCATCTCGATCGACCTGGTTCACGATCTTTTGAGTGAATACAAGTTCCTCACCTACACGACCAAGAGGAGCACACCTGAAGAGAACCGCTTCAGGCTTTTGATCCCGATCAATTTCATCCTGAAACTCGATAAGGATGAATACACCGAGCTCGTCAACGATGTGGTGGCCTGGCTGCCTTTCAAGACGGCAGACGTGGACAGCAGCTCCAACCAGAGATCGAAGAAGTGGATGACCTGTGACACAGGCACCTACCATTACAATCTGGACGGAGCTCTCTTCGACATCCTGCCGTTCATTCCAAAGACCACGAAGAACGAAGCCTACAAGAAAGATTACAAGGCTGTTGCATCCCTCGACAACCTCGAGAGGTGGTTCGCACAACGGATCGCCAATGGCTCTCGCAACAATCAGATGATCAAGTTCGCTCTCGCTCTCGTGGATTCTGGATTGGACCTAATCACGGTCTCTAAGCAGGTTCACTCCTTCAATCGCAAGCTCAATGATCCCCTGGAAGAAGAGGAGATCGACAGCACGATCATGACGACCGTTGGAAGACGGTTCGCCAAAACTCCTGCTGCTTAAAGCTGAAGAGACCCCGAGCCTTAATTTGGTTTGGGATCTCCTCCTCAAAAACGGGGTTACAAAATGTCAAGTGAAGTCAACGACCAACTGATCCTGGTCGTGGGGTATTCAGCAACTGGAAAGAGCGCCAGCTTGCGAAACATCCGGAACCAAGAAAAATGGATGCACTTGAACACCGAGGCTGGAAAGCGTCTTCCGTTCAAGAACAAATTCCAGCCATATCGAATCGACGATCCCTATCAGGTCCATGAAGCGTTCGACTACGCCACAGGGAACCCTGCAATCGACGGCATCGTCTTGGATTCGCTCACGTTCCTTATGGATATGCTCGAGACCCAATATGTGCTTCCAAGCACCAACACGATGAAAGCCTGGGGAGACTTCGCCCAGTTCTTCAAAGTGCTGATGCAGGAGAAAGTCGTTCGCTTCGGCAAGCCCGTCATCATCACAGCTCACGTCAAAGACGAGTTGGATGAGAAGGCCATGGACATAAAGACGAGTGTGCCCATAAAGGGCTCTCTCAAAAACAATGGCGTCGAGTCCTACTTTTCGACAGTCGTAGCCACCAAGAAGATGGTGCTCAAGGATCTGAAGGATTATCATTCAGAGCTCTTGCACATCTCTGAGGAAGACGAAGAGCTTGGCTACAAGCACGTCTTCCAAACCCGTCCGACCAAGACGACTATTGGCGAGAAGATCCGATCACCTATGGGTATGTTTGAAAAGAAACAGACCTTTATCGACAACGATTGCCAGATCCTCTTGGATCACCTTTCAGCCTTCTACGGGGCGTAATCACCCCACCAACTTCAACTTAGAGAAAGCGATATACAATGAGCAGCCTGTTTGGCGAACTGAAGAACGACGGTCTGGAAGAGTCCCAGGATCGTCTGGGCGGATTTTCCGTCCTCGAAACCGATATTTACACGGGTCCGATCAAGATGGCCTATGCCGGCCAGGCTGCTTCGGGCGCTCGTTCGGTCACGCTCATCGTCGAGCATGACGGCAAGGAGTATCGGGAGACCATCTACATCACCAACAAGAAGGGCGAGAACTTCTTCCTCAACAAGGACGACAAGTCCAAGAAGGTGCCTCTCCCCGGCTTCACCACCATCGACGACATCTGCCTCGTGACCTCCGGCAAGCCCCTGGCTGAGCAGGAAGGCGAGGATAAGATGGTCAAGATCTGGGACAACGACGCCAGAAAGGAACTGCCCAAGTCGGTTCCTGTGCTCACAGGTCTTCTTGGCCTGGTCGTTTCTTTGGCGATCGTCAAGCAGCTCGAGAACAAGAACGTCAAGGACAGCTCCGGCGAATACGTTCCCACTGGTGAGGAGCGTGAGACCAACTTCATCGACAAGGTGTTCCACACCGAAACCAGGATGACCGTCGCTGAGGCCCGTAATGGTGCCGAAAAGGGGATCTTCTGGGATGCTTGGCTCGAACGCAACAAAGGCAAAGTCCGTGATAAGCGGGTTATCAAGGACGGCGTGGGTGGAACACCTGGTCGTCCCAGCTCTAAGCCTGTGAGTGGTCCGCCCCAGGCCAATGGTGCAGCGCCGGCTCGAAAGAGCCTTTTCGGAGCCAAAGCCTAACTTTGGCGAGAACTGCATGAAGATTGGCGAGAAATGAGAATACCTGTCGTTGGATTTGATCCAAGCCTCACCCATTGGGGCATAGCTAAAGGCGAACTCGATCTAACGACAGGGTTCCTCTATGACCCAATTCTATGGGTTCTGGAACCTGATATAGTGGCTCATAAACAGGTTCGACAGAACTCAAAGGATCTCAATGTGGCTAAACAGCTGGCAACAGCTGCTTTTGCCCGAGCGGAGGGGGCTAAAGCCATCTTCGTAGAGGTTCCTGTTGGGTCACAGTCCGCGCGAGCAATGACTTCCTACGGTGTATGCGTGGGAATTCTTGGAGCTATGCTCGCAAAAGACTTCGAGTTGATCGAAGTCACCGCAACCGAGGTGAAGAAGGCGTTCACCGGAAATAAGAATGCCTCAAAGCTCCAGATGATTGCTCAAGCGCAAAGTCTTTACCCCAAAGCCAATTTCCCGGTATATAGGGGCAAGGTCACGCAAGCGGCGGAGCATGTGGCTGACGCTTTAGGTGCAATTCACGCAGGAGTGAACACACCAGTGTTCCAACAACTCATGCGTTTATACCTATGAAGGGGAAAACAGTGCAAATCACCATCGTTCAGTCCGAGATTGAACAAGCCATCCGCGACTATGTTGGTCGTCAGATGAAGGTCCACGATGGCATGGAAATGCTCATCGACATCTCTGCCACTCGTGGTAGTGAGGGCTTTAAGGCCACGATCGACATTAGGCCGATCAACTCGATCAAGCCCGAACACAAGGCTCCCTTCTTGGGATCTGAGGTTAAGGTCGAGGAGTTTCCGATTCGGCAGCAGCCGTTTGTTGTGGCTCGTACCACTGCTCCGGTTGTTGAACAGCCGGAACCGGAAGAGAAAGCTCCGTTCGAGGAAACTGCCTCGGTTGAAACTGTGGTTGCAGCCGAAGCAACCCAGGGAGACGGTGTTGCTCAACCTGCTGAGGCTGCTGCCTCTCAGGGTCGTTCGCTCTTCAAGGGTCTTGGCAAGCCGAAGAATAACTAATGCGAGGCATCTGCACTCTGATCTCCGGGGTGCTATCTGTGATCGCAGTGTTGGCCCTTACTGCGATCATCCTCGCATTGGCACCCTTCCTCGCGGGAGGTTTTGTTATCGCAGGACTTTTCTTCATATTCTTTAAGTTCTGGGGTGACGAAGACTTCTCATCTGAGCCCAAGGCCAAAACGAAAATGAGTCCCCGAGAGTGATCTCGGGGGTTTTCTTTTGAAGAGGGAACCAAGAGGAAAATCAATGAAACTTTACTATGGGACCAAATTGCTTGGTGCCGAGCCGATGACCAAAGGCGATTACAACATCTTCCGAGGATGGGTTCCGCCCAGGGGCGAAGACCCGGATGAGGAAGGCTATCTCGTCGAATACATGGACGGCGGCAAACCAAACATCGAAGGACGTGAAGGTTACGTCTCTTGGTCGCCCAAGGACGTGTTCGAGAGCTCTTACAAGAGCTCGGGGAATATGAGCTTCGGCCATGCTCTCCATGCGCTTCAGGCAGGCAAGAAAATCTCTCGCTCTGGTTGGAACGGTAAGGACATGTGGCTTTCGTTGAGTGGGCATCTCAAAGGGAAAATAATCACCGATCAGGAGTTCTGGTCGGAGAACAATGCCGAATATGCACGAACACAGCCGTATGGCTCTGCCAAAGTGCTGCCGTGCATCACCATGAAGACCGCCACTGGCGAGATCCTCATGGGTTGGCTCGCTTCGCAAACTGACATGCTGGCCCATGATTGGTGCATTGTTGGCGAGGCTTGAGCGAACTGGTGCGTGAACTGACTGCAAGGAACACGCTTAATTGAGGGTAGAGCAGCAGGATCATAGTCTGGAAGGTCTAGCCCACGGACTTGTGATTTTGGCCAACGACTCAAAGCCAGTATTAAGGGAGATGATCTTTACAGATCGTCTCCCTTTTTTTATGTCAGCACCCGTTCAGAGCTTCCCGAGCAAATGTGCAAGAGGGTTCAGCATTGGCGAGTGCAACATCATGGCCGGTCCAAGCGAATACCCCAGATGTCCAGCGAAAGTCTTGGAGACGATGTTATCCGCAAAGGGCGTTCCAAGTCCCAGCTGGTGAGCAGGCATCATTGTCCCGATCAAAGCCTGAAGAGGGTTCTCTCTGAGCATCGAGAGAGCAACCTTCGTGGTTCGAAGTTTGAAATTGAAGAACCACATCATGCCCATTTCATCGAGATACCCACGGGATCTGCCGGGAAGCCGATCGAAGTTCACGTATTCCTCAGTGATCCGGGCCAAAGCTTGTTTCTCTGTGAAGCCTTTCTTGTTGACATAGTGATCGTATTGGATCGCTTTGCCGAGGAAGTCTCCATACTCGACAGACTTCGCAAGACCCTGGAAGAGAGCCGTGTCTTTGCCAATGAGCGCCAGGTCCCCAGCGTTCTGGACGGCTTTAGGCAGCTTCGAGATCTGCTTATCCACATAATCATGAAGCCGACCACCAGTGAGCATCTGATCGTCCTTCGACATGTCGCTATGTGAGATCGAACCGAACTCACCTGCTTTGATCAAAGGCCATATCGAGAGACGTGTGAACCTGTCGTTGATCGCTTCAATCTTGTTTTTGAGTTTAAGCTGAGCAGTGAAGTCCTGAGCTCCCTCGGCTGCACGAAGTTGTCCTTCGGCTTTCATGAGGGCCAAACGTCCCTTTTGGTAAGCCTCAGCCTCAGCGATCTTCTTGGGGATGCTCGTCGCCATGTGAGCCATTGGCACACCACGAGAAGCCAGCTGCAACAAGTTGGAAGCGAAGTTTGCCAAAGGCACGATAACGCTCTTCACCACGATGTTGGTCTTGGCTTCTCGAACGAGGTATTTCCAATCGTTCTCAGAATTGACCATCTGAGCATAAGCCTTGTTTCCAAAGACACTCATGCAAAGATTTCTCACACCCGCCTGGGTCTCATCGCTCCAGCGACAGTTTCCTGTCCAGGCGTCTCCGATAGTCGCTTTGCGATAGCCGATCGCATCATTGATAAGATCCCGACGAACCATGAACTGTTCGCCAAACTTGTCTTTGATGTATTCCCTGGTCTCAGGCGTCATCAAATGCAGAGCGTCCAAGTTCACTTTGTCGTTACCCCAGGATTTTGGATCATTGAGATCAACATAGCCCTGCTTCTCATCTTTGGAAGCGTTCTTGTAGTTATCGTGAAGCACATCAACGAAGCTTTTATTGAACTCTTGGGTAAGCCCTTCTTCGACCTGACGACCCTGCCAGACACCAATCATGCGGCCCATGTGAGTGTCTTGATTCAAAGCACTAAGTTGCGTCGGATCAATGCTTCGCTCGTAGGCGACTAGCTTGCCCTTGTCGTTGAAAATAGGCTGTAGGTTCTCAGTGGTCTGGGAGCCTTCCCTGGCGAGTTGTTTGGAAATACGCTCGACAGCTGCCGGATTTGTGATCCGCCCACCAGTGAGGCCCATAGACTTGCCTGTGGCTACTTCTACGCCACCCGAGGTGTGAGCAGCGTTTTGGATGATACCCTGGGAGAACCCGGCTCTGTTCGAAACAGGTGCGTAGTAGTACCCCATGGTGCTGTAATTCTCTTCGGCTTTGGAGCCTTTATAGTCTCCAATCCGAACATAGCTTTGAGCGAGCAAAGGACCAGCTTCGCTGTCTTTTGCGACACGAAGACTCACACCCTCTTGTTGCACAGAGGGAATATAACCTTTCCTCGAGTTGTAGAGAGCCATGCCTGTGGCTTTTTTGGTTTCGTCTGAACGATTTCCCTTCAGGTAACTGAGCACGAAGTTCATGCCATCCGGTTCAGATTGAACCAAGGATCTCATGGATTTTCTCACTTCGGGGGGAAGCTTGTTCAACGCATAGAGCGTCGTCAGCCTGTCCACATTATCCACATAAGCCTTGTCGGGCTTGACCCGATTTACACGGGGGCTCTCCTGCAAGAGATCGCTCACGGCCTGGGCATTAAGAAGCAGGTTCTTGCCCTGGGTGCGATTGACCATGTGATCAGCAAGTTGCTGGGCTTTCGCTTGCACCTTGTCGAAATGCTGGGGATCCTGGGCCTTGAGAGAAGTCTCGAGAACACGAATTTCCCTGTTCGAAGCCCTCTCGTCATGCAGCATATTGAGCACGTCTTTGGAAGAGTGTGATCCAGAGCTCAGGAGAGCCGCAAGATCGGTTCTACCCATGCTCAAGTGCATGTTGCTTTGTTCGTTCTTTTCGAGTTTGCGCTTAAATTGCTCGTTGAAAAGTTCCGGGAAGTGATCCCGATATTGCTGACGCACTTGGCCGATCATCGTAGACGCCAGCTTTATGTAATCGTAGGGACCACCATTGCTCTGCGAGCGTCCAGTGATTTCAGACACGATCTCTTGGACATCTCTCCAATTTTTGTTGGTGAGTTTGTTCATAAAGGTCGTCACACCTTCAGCAATACGTTCGCCTCCTTCCTGAGTGGCGAAGTTCGCCACGAACTCAGCAATGTCAGCAGCTTTCTTGACGAAATTGCTTTTTGTTGGGTCGGATTGAATTTTTTGGTTTTGGTCTCTCACCACGTCAACCACACGGCCCACGAAATCCACGAATATTTCGTTGGCTCGGTTGATCCCTGCATTGGGTGCGAGAGCGAGCTGCTCCATTGCAGAATTTGCATCTAAAGCTGTCTTGCCAATTTGTTTGGTGAGATTGTCGATCGCATCCTGGACGTTTTTGGCTTTGCCCTGCCCTGCGAAGATCTCGCTCATACCTTGAAGTTGGTCGTTTGCAGTATTTCTCAGCCAATCGTTCGTGGTGCCGCCCAAGTGCTTTTCACCCTTGGGAAGATCCATCTGACGAAGAGCATCTCGAAGGCCATCGTCCACGAGCGAGAGACCCAAGAACACCGGCATCAAGGAAGAGCGTCCCTGTGCGTCTTTTCTAGAGCCAGCATTTCCCATGAGCATGTCGTACTTGCGTTTGGCGAGCTCTCCAGCTTGTTGCTGATCAACGATGTTCGGATCCATGAGCATGTCCGAAGTCAAGTTCTCCGAAACGTGCTGATAAAGCTCGCTTATAGCGACCAGCGAATTGGGATCGAGCGTCATTTTAGAAGCGAGAGCACTCACAACCTTTGTAAAGACGCCTCTCGCTTGTTGATCCATATAGAAGCCCTGAGCATTGGCCATGGCCATTAGATCAGCAGCATCTGTGTTGCTCTTTACGAGAGCGGTGGCTCTGGTTTTAATCGTGTCGTCTTCTTTGAGGAAGCGAGAGAACATATCGCTGAAGGTCTTGTTGAACCCACTCAAACGAGCGTCAGTGCCATAAGTGCTGTTCTGGAAGAGCATAACCTTTCGGTTCAGATCAGCCACAGTCGGCTGTTCACGAGCGATTATCGCCGTATTAAACAGCACATGGGCGTAAGCCTTCGACACATCAAGCTTCGAACCAAAGACGATATTTTTGATCTGTTCCCAGACATTCTTGGCCATTTGAACCAAGAAATGAACAGGCACACCTTTAAGGGTGTCTACAAGTCCTTGGTTCGACAAGCTCCAAGCCATAAACTCATTGAGAGCACGGGCTTTGTTCAGAGGTGTATCAACGTCGTTGCGATATTCGTTGATCGCAGCCACAGCGTCTCTGTAGGAATGCTGGTTTTCTCCCACGTCAGCGATGTTCAGTTTCAAGAACTGATCCATCAGCTTTTCGAGATTGCCCACTGCCTTTTGGATCTCTCTCGACCTTGGGCCAAGGTCTTGGCCTTCGTAATGGGCAAGCACCTTATTGAAGGTCGCAGCATGGATCGCTTCGTGAGTGATCGTCTCAGCCGTGGGGCTGATTAGGTGGATCACTTTGTTGGTTACGTCGATGAAGCCTTGCGTGTTTTCAGAAGCGCCATCAAAGTCGCCAGTCTTGATCGCGTAGTCCTTGAGAGCTCCAGAGCGATCGACCTCACGCATGATGAGATTTTGCTCGGGAGAGAATTCCACGCTGTCCATAACGGCTTCGAGATCTTTGGCGTTTTTGAGCGAGATCTCTTTTTCTTTGGTTTGGTTGCGTTTCTTAGTGTTCTCTTGTTGAACCTCATCAAGACGGGCGTTCATTCTGTTGGCAATGTCTTCGTGTGAACCAGTGAGAGCAATACCAGGGCTCTTATAAGATTCTTGGGCTCCTGCCATGTTGTCGATATGGCTCTCGAACTCGTGCATGACTTGATGGCGATCGTCCACACTGTCAGCGAAAGCGCCGAGAGTATCTCTGAGAGTATCGAAAGCGGCTTTGAGCGTGCCTCCATCTACCAAGTGCGAATCTTCACCAAAGAGAACTTCACTAATTTTGCTGCGAAGATTTAGATTCTTATCAAACATATCTGCTGTAATATTGGAGTTCGCAATTTCGAAACTCTTCAGCACAGCTCGGATCGAGTTTCCCTGCCAAGCGTCAGAGACAGCCTGGTTCATTTTTTGGCTACCGTCAGCGATTTTGTCGAGAGCCAGATTATTTCCGTCGAACACATGGAGACCACCGACACCATATTTGTTGATGGCCGTCTGCATGGTCTTGCCATCACCCATACCCACATTGACCGTGGCGAGAACCTTCACACCACCATCTGAAGGGCCATGAATTTGTACATTCGTCTTGAACGCACCATCGAGCCCTGAGCTCGTCACGTTCTTCACATCCGAAGTGTCTCTTCCAACCGGAAAGAACCTCTGACCAGGAGCCTCAATCATAGGGAACTTCTTTAGAAGCTCTCTTTGGATCGCATCAGTCTCGTTTTGAGAGATACCATCTGTCGGTGAGTAGGTCGGATCCTTGGCTTTCTCTGCTTGAAGCTTTGCAACAGCGGCTTTGAATAGGTGCTCGAGAACTATTGACTGAACTTGAGAAGCCTTCTGGATAGCCTTCTTGGAGTTAAGGAGCGGTTTACCTACGGTGTCATTGATCCCCTTCACCATTGGATCAACAAACAAGTGGTGGACATTCGTCTGGATGTTTTCGAAGGCGGCTTTGCTCAAGGAAAAGTCCACAAAGTCTTTCTTAGTGAACTTTGAAAAGTCGATTGGCTCATGGCCGGTATTCACCATAGACAGTGAGCCAAAATTCTTGTCGGTCTTTCGGGTTAGAAGCTGATTGAAGGCATCTTGAAACTTTTTCAAGTCGTCAACAGTAGCGCCCTTACCCATCAGAGCTTCATGTATGTCAGCTTCAGGATGGTCATGGAGAATCTCAGCAGCGTCTGAGAACTTCTCATAGAGCTTTCGAACCAGATTGTCCGTGAGTTTGGAAGCAATGCCTTTAGGTCCAGAACCATAGACTGTGATTGTAGCGGGGTTCTTGGTGACATCACGGCTCACGTCTACGTCGCCAGTGGTGGGATCGAACCTGACACCCTTCACAAGACGACCCAAGACCGTGTTCACGTTATCCATTTGCCTGGTAACGTCTGGATTCTTCTGATCATAGCGATCATACATGTCGTCGAGGTGCTTTTGTTGCCTCTCAGACGCTTGCTCATAGAGATCCACACCATCTCGAGCACGATGCTCGTTCATGGTTTTGGTTCCATCAAAGAAGTGCCCTGCTCTGGCCAAGCGAGTGAACTCTTCTGACGTAAAGCGTCCTGTGGAGAGCAAATGGATAGCGTTGGCCAGACCGTTCGTCACACCATCGGCTTCGACATAAAGCGAAGTCTTGAAGTTGGCTTTCTCTTCATCTGAAGAATTGAGCCAACGAGCGTGCTCAAGGAGGGCTTGCACAGCATTTTCAGTGAGCGAAGCACCTTCATCCTTGGCTCCAGCAAAGTCGCTCTTGAGCTGATCCACAAAATCCAGAGACGAGAATTTATTGCTGTTGTTCAGATGGTCCTGGAGCATTTCGATGCTCTTCGAGAACCTGTTCTCGATCAGGTGGTTCACCTTCTCGTTGAGCGTGTTCCCAGACGTGCCTTGAGCGTCGAAAGGATCGAGTGTGTGGATCTTCACACCAAGCGCCTGAGCGAGACCCATCGTCCAAAATTTGAGATGGTCTGCTTTTCCTTCGCCGCCTGCACGAAGATCCAAGTTGCTCCAAGTCGGCAAAATTGCTGCACGAATAAGCTTGCTCCCTTGAGGAGTCTGGCCTCCCAATTGCTGCAAACGACCAATCGCACTGATGTTGTTGGCGTAATGGATCGCTTCCTCGAGACCCAAGGGCCTCGTTTTCATCTCGGAGACACGGTTCTGGAGGGCTTCCCAGGCAGACCTTACAGTTGTGTTCTTGCCATCCAAACTGGAAGCGTGCTCGTTGTTGATGGTGCCTTTTTCGATACGCTCTTGAAGGTCGCTTCCACCACCAAACAGATCCAGAAGCCCAGAGTTTCCAATGGCTGTATAGAGATCGTGCATGTGGGTGTTCAGGTAGTGCGGCTCAGCGTTGGACTTCTCGATTTGCTCTTTGTCGGCACGAGTGTTTCGCACACTCGGATTGTTCATCTGAGTGTCGGGAACCTTGATCTTGTCGCCACCATAATAGTTCTTGTCTTCAGGCTCTCTAAGCACAGCTTCTTCAATCAATGAAGGAGCCGCATGAAGGAGATCACCCACTGCGAGGTTCGAGATAATCCTCTGGAGCGACCTTACGACTTTTGTGCCGGGCGTCTTCGTGTAATCCCCTGTTTGGAGTGAGTCGTCGCTCATAACATAGAACTTCTGGACCTTTAGAAGGCCCTGTCTCCCATTTGGAGCGTCTTCATCGGGAAGCGAAAGCCCTTCCAGAGCTTTGAGCACTTCAACAGCCATGGCTTCGGCAATGCCCTGCGTATGGCCGTTATCAGCGTTCTTGTTCTCTTTGAGACCCCAGAACTTTACGATCCGATCAGCAAGAGAACGCTTTGCTTCAAGTGGAGAGAGTCCGACAGCAAGCCGGTCCACGAAGCTGTCAGCCTTGTCTGAGGGGATTCCAGTAAGCGCACCAGCCAGATTGGCATCCATTTTGGAGGCGAACCGATCTGATACCAAAAGCCAATGAAGACCAGCCATGATCGACTGTTCAGCCAGCTGCTTATTGTAGGCGAAAGAGCCATCTTCCTTTTGTTCAACGAGATTAAACACTCTCGTTTCAGCCCAACGGTTCGACTTGCCTGTGAGCAAGTTTGCTCCAGGAGATTTTGGATCATTCACATCCCCAAGTTTGGTTGTTAAGCGATCTTCCATGATTTTTTGCATATCTGGAACCAAACCCAGATACGCTTTGAAAGCTCGGGCAATATTGGAAGGGAGTGCTGCAAGGCGCTTGTCCTTGCCCAGGAACTCTTTGAGGCGCTCGTCAGAGCTCAGAGCGTAGCGCACAGCCTCATAAGGCTTCTCGAGCCCCAGGAGCCTGGATCCCGTCTCTTCGTGGTCCTTGGGCACTTCAAAAGCTTCATGGAACCAGTTCTTGAGAGGGCTTCCATCTTCCTGCTTGGTTCCAACGAGATCAGGATACAAGTCCTCGGTCGTTGTGGGCTTGGAAGTGGTTTCTTCTTTGATTGGTTCGACTTCGGCTTCGATCTCGTCCTTGGTTTTCTCCTTGGCTTTGTCGTTTTGGAGCATCTCCTCGTGCATCATTTCGAGCTCGTTTATACGAGCATCGTCTGCCTTCGAGCGAATGTTTCCTTTTTTGTCTTCTTTGGCGTAAAGCTCGCTCAATTCATCAGCGATCGCTGAGCGTTTGGTGTCTTCAAATAGTTTAGCTCGATCCTCAGCTCCCTCGACTTTCTCTTGAGCTTTCAAAATCTCCTTCGGCTCCGGCGAAGACGCCTCCGCCTTGGGTTTCGCAACCTCCAGAGAACGATCGGGTGTCGCTTCGGAAACCTTGGCTTCTTCAGGGTTTCTACGAAGGTACTCACGCTCAAGAGCATCCCAGATCAGCTGCTCGTAGGGAGTGCGTTCTCGATTGTTATGCTTGTCATGGTAGGCGCTGTATTTGTCCCACACTTCGTCAGGGGTGAGCTTCGAAAGCCCTTCCTCAAACTTATGTGCTTTAGCGAGTTCGCTCTCAGTGGGAAGCTTCGCTCCCTCGTCAGAAGCCTGTGCCGCAGGCGGCACATCCTTCGTTCCGGTTGTCGCTTCGCCTTGGAACTCGTTCTTCAAGTGGGCAATGAACCCCTCGCCTGTGGTGACGGGTTCGATATTGTATTTCGCAGGGTCATGAGCCACTTCCAAGATCGCCTGGTGGGCTTCTTCTTTTGAACCAAAGGGAGCATCACCCTCGGCTGCGATGTAGTTCTTGCCGACCGTAGGAGCCTTCAGAAGGGCCGGCGCTTCATCTTTCTGAGCAGATCCGGCTTCGCTGGAACCAACGGGAACAATAGAGGCAGGTGCTCCTTCAGCGTCTGCTTCAACGGGGACCACAGACTTGTCAGTTTTCGGTTGAACCCGCTCATTCTTAGAATGCGCTTTAGCCACTGCATTGGAATCTCCAATCAAGTTGGGATGAAGGTCAGCGACGCTCTTTTCTTTTCCTTTTAGTTCAGGAAAAGCCTTGGTCAGATTGTTGTAGATGTCATTGGTTCGCTTGGCTTCGAGGTTGATCCTCTGAGCGAGCTCAACCGAAACAGCATTCTTCGGATGAATTATAGGCGCATAGGACTTGTACCATTCGTTCGTCTCGGAATTACGAGCCTTGAAGGGCACCGACTTTCCGTCACCATTGGTATAGTGGGTGTTCACGGCATCAGACTTGTTAGCCATATGGTCAGTGAACATGCCGAAATTACGAAGCTCCTGACGAGCAGCGTCCACATTACCTGCACGCATGTTATTGAAGATGCGCTTAGTAAACGCCAATGCTGAGAGGGCTGTGTCACCTTTTTTCCCTGGTTCTGACAACACATCGCTGGAGACTGAATTCAACTGGTTTTTGTTGCCCATCTTTTTCTGGCGATCAATCGAATCTTTGGACGCAGTGAGCAGCGACCATGCAGCCAGGAGAGCTTGGTGTTGTTCCGCAGAAAGATGCAGTTTGCCGTCACCACCTTCAGTGGCGTGCTTCAACACTGAGTTTATGGCGTCCAGATTGCTATTCTCTGGAACGATAGCCGCCAATCCAGCGATGTTCTCAGCATCTGTCTGGGCTTTACCTGACTTGAGGCTCTCCTCAGTGATCGGATTGACCAGCTTTGTAATGGCTTCTTCCGAGAGACCACGAACTTTAGTCATGGCTTTTTGGATCGTCGGATTGCTCATGAGATGATCAGCGAGCACATTGAACTCGTTGTTCAGCTTTCCAGCAGGTTCATGGTCGTCGATCGCAGCGAAGGCTCTCTGATCGCTATTGATCAGGTCTTCATAGTGCCCAAGGAACTTGTTCAGCTCACGAGCAGCAGAAAGCCCCTCTATTGAGTCGGCACCATGCTCGTTGACGCTGTTCGCCATGTGCAGAAGAGCATCCACCCGATTGGTAGTGCCATCCAGATCAGTCTTCAGTTCAGGGTCAAGCCCTTCAGAAGATACTTCTTTGGAACTGAACACACCCAGTCTTGTGATCTTGTCGGCCAGAGATACATCTTTGGCACGGTTCTCTGGCGTTATGTCGTCATTGGTGTGAGCTCTGATCACTGCATCTGCGAGAGACTCGTGAGCAGTTCGGTCCTGCATGGCTTCACTGGCAGCAGCACTGGCAGCCGAGATGTTCGCATCCGAAGAAGGGTTCTTCGCCTCATTGGCAGCAGCCAGTTTGTCAAGTCGAGCATTGAAGCTCGCTTTCACTGCGTCTTTAGCCACGCCAGCAGTATGAACAGCTGCTCCAGGAGCAGCCATTACCACACCTGCACCGAGACCACCCGCAAGGCTTGAACCCATAGCCTCACCGACACCTTGGGTGAGATCTTTGTTTGGGTCAGCATATTGCTGCTCACCTACGTTATTTGCAGCCTGACCAGCACCACCTTGAAGAGCCTGCTCACCCGTGCTTTTCACAACATTGTAGGCAGCATCCGGGAGGCTTTCCGAAGTGAAGGGGCTCTTGATCACACTCTTGGCAAGGGCACCGGCCACCATGCCAGCAGGAGCAGCGATTGCACCTGCCATTTGGCCAGCTTTGTCAGCCACTTGAGCCTGAGCGTCTTCAGGGCTCATACCCTTGGCGAGAAGCTCTCTGAAATAGGGAGACTTCGCTTTAAGTTCTTCAGGATCCATCGAAGCGATATTCGCAGCCGTCTGTTGGTAGGATCCACCACCAAACATCGCTCCGACACCAATGCTCTCTTCACCAGGAAGATACTTCCCAACTTTACCCACACCCGAGGCTGCATCACCCAAAAGTTGCGCAGCTCTCGGAGCACCAGCTTCGTTAAGTGCGACCATGCCTTTGGAGACACCTCCAAGACCCAAAGTCGCAGCTTTCTCAACCGCAGGAGCAATGATTTTCCCAGTCAAGCCAACGCCTTTGGCAATGGGACCACCAGCTACAACTGAACCAAGAGCACCAGCAGAAGCATCGCTCAAGAGCGTTGGATTTTCGATCACATTTCCAAAACTATCGAGAGCGTTCCGACCAATTTCCTTCAAACCAGAGACGATTTCTCCATCGCCATTGGCCTTGTCGATTTCAGCTTGAGCAGCATTATCTCGAGTATTAAGTTCTCCCTTTTCTTGGTTCGCTTTACGAAGGTTCCTGAGATAAGGACTCTCTGTGCCTTCAATCCGGTCTGCGGCATCTTTGATCTCTTTTGAAGCCCAGACACCCATATGAGTATCGGCACCGACCTGACGACCGATAGCATCGAGACCACTTAGACCGAGAGCTCCAATGCCTCCAACCATTTCACCAGCACCAAGAGCAGCACTCTTGAAGAGGTCTTTGGTCCTGACGCTAATGAGACCATCGGTTCCACGATTTCCCACCGACAGATTGCGATAATTTGTCGTGGCATGAAGCAAATTTGAAGCAGCTTCTGGACCATATTTGGCTTCGACATCGGGCCACGCCATCGTAGCGAAGTCATGCTCGATCGGATTGGCGCTGGCTACACCTGCACCAGTGACACGAGCAATAGCTGCGCTCTTAAAGGTCTCCTCATCAGGCATACCACCGAGAGCGACACGCTTAGCGTCAGCTGTGGCAGCAACTTCCTGTTGTTTCTGCTGAGGAAGCCCCTTCATGAGGGCTCCAAGCTTCTCTTGCCCAGGATTAGTTGGAGGAGCAGGAGCGTCTACACTCGGAGCAGGACCATTCGCAGCAGTATTGATGAGGTCAGACACGTCAGTCATAAAAAGCCTCGGCCAAGAGGAATGTATTTTTTGACCATAGTGGGTGAATTACAAAAAAAGAAGGCCAGACTTTAAGTCTGACCTTCTTATTCTATTTTCTCTATAACTTAGAGAAAGGTTAGCCTTCTTTGAGCCACTTAGGGCTTACTGCTTCATCGAGGGCTTTCTGTGTTTTTGTTTTTACTGGTGCATACGAAGGTGTCGTTGGACCTTCAGCAAGAGTCCCGTCCTTTTTATAATTTGGACCGTTCGCCCGAAGGATCGTTTCCATCGCTTGAGACATGCGATTGTACTTGTCGAGCTTCGCTTGCAGGATCGCAGGATCCATCTGTCGAGTCGTCGAGTCCTTTTGAGCCTGGAAGAGCTCGTTCTGGGCCTGGTTCTTTGCAGCCATGGCAGCTTGAAGTTTCGCAGCAAGCGCAGCATGGCCAGCATTCGACTGGGCAAGTTTCTGAGCCTCACCTTGACCAATTTTTGCCAACTCAGCTGTCTGAGCATCCTCGTCAGTATCAATACTTTGACGCCCAAAGTTGTAAGGATTGAGTCCACCAAATGGTCCAGAGTGAACATCAGAAGATCTATCAAGAATTGCCGCAGCAGTGGCAGGATTTACTTCAACATTGCCTTCTGTTTTGCTTTGCGTGATTACTTGACGGACGGCTTGAGCAAGAAGAGTAGGATCAGCATTACCAAACCTACCTTGCTGAAGCTTTTTGACAGCTCCAGCCATATCCATTTTAGTATCAGCCATAGCCTCAGAGTAGTTACCCTGAATACCTGCCGCATTATTTTGGTTGGTCTTCGTGTCAATGTTGCTCAACAGCTCGATGGCACGATTAGATTGATTTTGACTGTTCGCTACGAGATCTGGAGGAATGACCCCACCAAAACCTGCGGTTTGAGCAGCATAAACCTGACCAAGCGTCTTCCCATTGAAGATTGTCGGGTTCGCTTTTGCTTCCTTGGGGAACAGCGAAGAAGCATCTGCATTGGGATCATTGCCCATCGCATTGAGGAACTTGGTCGCTTGAGGAGCACCAAGAAAATGCGCCATACGCAGGTTCGCTGGAGTGGCTTCAACGCCACCAGCCTTGAGCGATTTACTGTTGTCGCTCGTGAGAGCCTGCATAGCTTTTTCTTGCTGTCCAGGGTCCATCTTCCCAGCAGCCGTCAAACCCAACTCGGGATGGTTCGCCATGACACCCTTCCAGGTGTCATTCGTAAAGCCGTAGAGTCCTCCTGCACTACCCGTCGTGGCATGTGCATTAGGATTGCCACCACTCTCCATCTTTCTGGTCATGGCATTGTAGCTGTCAGAAGGTCCAGCAAGATTGGGATTTACCGAAGCAGCTAGTTGAGCTCCAATAGCAGCTGCACTTCCAGGAGCGCCTCCACCACCAGCACCATTTGCAGAAACCCCATTTGAACCAGGGATGTCAGTGGCATCCGGATGGAACTGCCGATAGAGCGCAGGGTAGTTAGCAATCATCCTAGCGCGAGTACCACCGTCGATGTCGTCTTCACCACCATTGGCTGTGTCAGCAATTTTACCCAGACCCTCAGCATAAGACCCTGTGCTCTGAGCAATATCCGCAGCACGGCGCTTCGCAGCCAATTCGTCAGCCTGAGCAACTTGCTCATCATGGAACCTGGTTCCACTTTGTGAGTTGTCCTGCAATATTCTGGCAGTCTGAGCCGCAGTCGAAGCATTGGCCAGCCCCGGCTGAGCAATGTTCGCAGCCAGAGTGCCTTGAGCAAGCTGATTCTTCAGCTTCTCTTGATCCACCAGAAGAGGGTTCATCTGCTTGGACTGGTCGAGAGCCGTCTGTGTCACTGATTGGTTCAGAAGCTGACCAGCACGATTGTCGAGAGCCTTGTTCGCATCAGCTGTGATCAGAGAAGGATCCACACCAGCTTTCGCATAGAGAGATCCATCAGCCATTGCAGCGTGCAAAGCAGCAGGGTCTTTATAGTTCATCGACGCTTGATAAATAGCGTTGGCAGCGTCGTTCTTTCTGGTCGTGTCGAAGTTGCCGAGAGCATCACTTAGACCTTTTCCGGCCTGAGTGATCTGATCTCCAGCGATCTGATACCCTCGCATAGCCCCCGAGAAATCAGGGGCGGCAACATCACGCCAAGTGAGTTCAGCCATTGGAATTACCCCCCTTACATCGTGGTCTTCAGGCTATTGGCGTTGTTGTAGGCAGCCACCTGGCCGGGAGAGAGGTTCTCCATAGCACCACGGGCGCTTTCACGATCGGTGAGGTTCGTGTTGTAAGCCTGCGACTGGTTCGTATAATTGTCGGAGGCGAGTTGGCTCTGGAACTTGAACTGCTTTTTGGCCAGGTCAGTTGCGTTCCAGGCAGTCCAGAGATTGCCCAAGGTCGAGAGACCACCTAGAGCGAGCTGAGCAGTGCCTATATTCGCACCGAGACCAGTTGCAGCCAAACCTCCAGCTGCACCTCCAGCTCCATTATTCTGGCCAAAATTAAAGGTGCCAGCCTGCATAGAAGCAAGCTGCTGAGGATTGAACCCAAAATTGGCCAACTGGTCAGACGAAATAGAAAAGGGATCAGCCATCTTGGCTCCGATCAAGCTTGGTTGGTGGGCAGCGTAGTGCTGATGTTGGCATCGCAGAAGTTGTTCACATAGCTCAATGACAGGTCAGCGATGTCGCTTCCTGAGAGCAATGTCCGACTAAAGAAGCTCGAAGGAGACTCTGCCAGGACAATGTTCGGTCCTACGTTGGGGAGAGCCGTATCAGTCAGAGCTAACGGATTGATTGCCAGATCAGCGCCTCCACCAGTCCCAAATTCTTGCACCCATTGGGCCTGGATCTTAGCGTCTGCGACATTATAGCTGTTTTCCATCGTCTGTGTCGAGGTATTGATGTCTTGAGCTTGAATCTGCATGATTTGAGCATAGACATTACCGGCGGCCTCCGTAAGTTTGATGAGGTTGGCCGGCTGTGTAAGCAGGTTGAAGAGAGCTGACATGCTCATGCCATTGGCTAGAGCCGTGCCAATCTGCATTGCGAAGAGCCCAACCACGGCTCCAATGATCGCTCCAAGCTGAGGACCGAAGAGTTTCGTCGATCCCCACTGCACAACCTGCAAGAGAACCATAGCTGCGAGAGCATTAGCTATCGCTCCAGCGATGACCGCCATGGTTCCAGTGAAGCCGAACATGGTTCCAACGGCAATGTTCGAACCAAGAAGACCAAGACCCCCTGCTCCACCGAGCACAATGGACAAGGCAATGCCCACTACGATCAGGAGCACCTTAAAGAAACCTGCTGTGTACCATGGCGCTCGCTTCACTGTGTAGCAGTTGAACACGAGATAACAGCAAGCCGTACACATCTGAGTGCTGTCTTTAAGCGACATTGCCGCATAAACAGCTGAGTTCAAGGGGATCAGAAAGCTGCTCTCATTGGAGTCAGCCAGAGCTTGCCCCATGTAAGTGATCACTCCCTTGCCACCATAGATCATATTGAGGTGTTCAAGGTCGTAGATGATCAGGTATCGCCAGTTGTTTAGATCGACTTGCCAGGTGAGTCTCACCGCAGACTTCACTTGGTTGGAAACTATCGTGTCATACTCAATGGTGAACCAACAATCGTTCACCTTGGCTGGGTTCCCAGTGTCTCCATTGGTGAGTAGACCCGTGCCTTTGGTTTCTGTGCAGCCGGTCCAGAGCACTTGCTGCCAATAGTCCATGAACCAAGCACCATTGGAAGTCACAACAACTGTGCCTCCAGTGTACATAGCAGCCGGAAGTGTCAAGTCTTGGCCAGCTGTAGCAGCCAAGAAGAACTGATAAATGTACATCCGGCAAGAGTTTTCGAGCACATTAAGAGCCACCCCGAACACTGCATAGATGTAATCCACATCAGCGATCGAATGGTTTTCCAGGATCTTGACTATGAGCTCGTCGTAGTCAGCTCCAATGGACCTACGAAGAGCCTCTTTTGAAGCTGTATAGACCGCAGGAAACGTGCTCGGTCCAACGATATTCTTGTCCACCAAGAAAGGTATATAAGGGAGAAAATAGTCCCCCGAAGAGGTTGCCGAGAAGAGGGCGTCCAAAGCCGGAGTGCCTGAGCCCTGCTGATATATGAGCATCGTCAGCGGCGAATAAGTGGGCGTTGTGGACGGCAAAACCGGAGGAATTTCATAGTTATAGACGACATAGAGATACCTCAAACCGGGATTGAACCCAGAGAGAGCGAAGGTTGTCGTCGTGGTGTCGGCAAAAGTGATCGTGACAATGTTGGTCGTCGTATCCAGATCGCAGCTGTAAGCCGTCGAGATCAGAGCAGGGTAATGAATAAGCATATATTGATCGACCCAATAGGTATAATCCCCATACCCAATGGCGTCTTGTTGAATAAGAGTGGTTTCTCCAGTAACCACAGGCAACAAAGGTGCCAAGACTGTCGGATCAATTGGAGGAGCAATGTTTAGAGTCGAGGCATTCATGCCAATGGTGGTGTTGTACCCACTTTGGTTAGCCCAATCCCCATAATTACGGATCTGAATACCAGGTCCACCGATGTAAGCATTGTTCAACTGCTCACACATATCGAGATCACTGCTGGAGAGTGTAGCCCCCAGCACAGTTGTCTCGAGAAAATTTGGACGCTTGGTCACGTCCCCGGCCAAATTCCAGACCGAGGACGAGACAGCTATCTGCTTGGAGCCTTGAAAGAAGCCCATTACGCTGTCGGAGCTCCGAAGGCATTGTTCGCCATGAGGACCGTGAGGATCTCGTTCACGCTGTCATTCGTGAAGCCGACAGGCGGTAGGAGGCCAATATCCATGGTCTTCTGGGTGATCCAGGCATCCGTGAAGATCTTGGCGGCTTTCACCTCAGCATCTCGCTTGTAGGAAATGATCTGCTGCTGGTAGAGCGACTCTTGTGCGCCCATGACGCCAGCTACCGGAAGACCATCCAAACGAGTGTCACTCGTCTGAGCACGAGCCTGATCCCCCTGCTCATTGAGCAATTGAAGCTGGGCTGGCTGGATGTTCTGGTAGGTGAAACGAGCACTCTCCAAGGCGATACGAGCAGTCACAGCGGCAATTTGCCCAGACTGTTCCTGCCAGAACGCTTGACCCTTACCCAGGAGGAACTGCAAGCTCGTCTGAAGTGCGCTCTGAGTGAGCTCGATGTACGCCTTGGTGTACTCGGCACCTGTGATCCGGTTGTTCTGGAACTCAACATCGAGCTGAGCTTTCAACGAGGCCATGAGCAGATCAAAGAAGCCTGTCCCTGCCGGAGTGCCTGTGGTGAATGCCGTCATATCCAAAGGCAGGATCTTGGCATACATGGCATCGGTAGCGATCTCAGGGATCTGGAACAAAGGTCCAGTCACATCGACAGAAGGAATAATCGGATTGTCGATCGCAGGATCAAGGACTTCAGCCATGGGAGTGTTCTTCCTCTAACTTATGTGCAGTTATAAAAAAGCCCACCAGGTTCTTTTGGAACCAAGTGGGCCATAATGGCTTCACCCTGCGGCGGGTTTGCATGAAGCCAATCAGTTGTCAGGCTGCGTGAAAGTTCCAGCAGCAGCCTGGGCATTGGCCAGACGTTCACGTTCTTCCTTGGTCAAAGGAGGAAGCACTTCGAGAGCGAATTCCTGGGCCGGCTTATGTTCGACACGGGTTTTGCCATTGGCGCTTTTGATGGTTCGGATGTTGATGAACTTCCGGTTCTTCATCATCTGATAGATGCACCATGGCACATGGTAGCCACCATCGGTCACTTCGCCGAAGGGCACATACTTCCTGACGGTGCCGAGATATTCGTTGGCGACCGTGAAGATTTCACCGGGTAGATCCTTCTTCTTGGGATCCAGGTTCGTGATCCGAAGTCGAACGAGTTTCATCTCTTCGTCGATCATGAACTGACGAATGGTTCGCTTCGGTGCCTTGGGGTTTTCCCCGGTGAGCGCATTGACGACCTGAGCCGTCTCGGTCTCGTCTTCACTCTCGGCTTCGTTCTGCTTGGCTTCGATCTTCGAACGAAGAGCAGCCAGGCCGATGTTGTTCGAGAAGACGATCCCCATCAGCTTCGCACGAGCCTTCAATACGGTGAGCTCATCGGCTCCCGGAAGCTCAGTGGGCTGGTCACTGTTGTCGTAGTCGTAGTGGGCGATCTGCACTTCGGTCATTGGTTCGAACCCGTGTTCTAAGAAGAGTGGGATTAAAGAGAGAGAAGGGCCGAAGCCCTTCCCTCATTGGTTCAAACTTAGACCGGGGCGACGGTCTGGATGATGCCCATACGCTCGGAACGCTTGATCAGGATGCCGTAGTACCACTTGATCGAGCTGAAGCCCATTTCGCCGAACGGATCTAGCTCACGGGTGGCAGTGTCCTTGCCAGGCATTTTGGTCATCACAGCAAACTTGACAGTCTTGCCGTCCGTCTGGAAGCCAACGGTCGTCCAGCTGTCTTCGCCCAGAACGAGCATCGGGTAGATGTCGTATTTCTGGACGCCACCGATCGAGGTCGAACGATAGCCGGGGTTCGTGCCGACAGCCGCTCCACCGCCAGCCCAATGCAGCATCTCCGGCACTTGTATAATGCGGAAGTTGTCGATGGAGCCGATCTCGCCGTTCAGGATCGTGCCAGCGTCAGCATACTGCTGGACCGGGATGAACGCCTTATTGCCGAAGAGATCCGTGAGACCCTTGAGCAAAGGCACCAGTTCCGAACCAACGAACATGACACGAGCAGCCGGAATGGTCTTCGTGTCAAACAGGCGCGAACCAGTGATAACAGTCGTCTGCCGAGGCGTACGATTGTCGGTCAGGATCTGGTCCAGACGCATGATGTTCTTGTAGTTCACGATCGCAGCCGGGATCGAGACACCCCCGATGGTCTGAACTTCGCCGGAGACACCGATGGTGCCGTTCTGCGAGGTCGCTCCACCAGCGAACAGAATAACGCCGGCAGAGTTCAGCAGATCACGCTGAAGCACGGCTTCGGTCAGCTGCACGGCACCGTTCATCAGCTCACGGGAAAGGTGATCCATCAGAGCTTCGTCGGTATCGAAGTCGAGGGATTCCTGGGTAAATTCCGTGAAGAAGCCAAACTTGTGGATGGTCGCCGAGCGCAGAAGACGGGTAAAGCCAACCCGGTTCACACGTCCGCCGTTTTCGGTGAGCGTCGGCAGCTTCGAAGAGATCGTGCCGATGTCACGGCTCGAACCATAGAGATTGCCGTTGGTTTCCACAGCGCCCGAAGCATCGAGACCTTGATCGTTGACGTTGCGGTCGTCGAGCAGAGGCACGTATTCGTAGACGGTGATCGTCTTGCCGAAGTGCTTCGGCATGTTGATCGTGGAAGCCAAAGGCATGAAGAACTGCTCTTTGCGGGCAGTTATAATGGCTTTCTTCAGCCAAAACAGCGGATGCTGCTGAGCAGAGCCAGTACCGTCAATACCGTACTGGTCGGAAGTGGTAGGCACATAATTCAACATGGCAGGGATCCTTTACAGATCAGACCCGTCCGGAGAAGTGATCCAGTTTCATGAACTCCTCGTCACTCATCGAGAGCGGATTTTTCGAGGATTCCTGGACCTTACCGGAGGTTTGGCGGGAGGTTGAGGCCGCAGCTGCCCTGGCTCCATTTTTCACAGCGGGTTTAGGCGCTGCTACTCGAGTAGCCACCACTTCTGGTGTGGTCTTGGACTGCTGTTGCTGTACAGGAGCTTTGATGTTCAGATCTGCAAAGGCATTAGCCTCAGTCATCTGATCGCCAACGATCTTGTAAGCCTGTAGGAAAGGGACATTCGATGGAATTTGTCCCAACACCTTGCGCCTGTTCACTTCAGTGGTGATCCGGTCGTAGATACCGTTCTCACGCTGACCATGAATTACGTTCATGATGTCTGGATTCTTCCAGAGAGCCTCTTTACTGGCCTGATCCCAATCGCCATTGATGACTTGAAGTGTCGCCACCCGCTCCGGACTCGACTTCATGTCGTCCAAAGTTTGGTGGAAGGCTACTTCTTCATCACTGACTCTGTGATTGCCTTCATGGTAGTTCGGTTCGACAGAGGTGTCGATCTCCAGAGGATCGACACCCGATTCTTTGATGAGCTTCTTTATGGCTTCTGGGTTCTTCTTATCCAAGTCGATCAGATAAGAAAGCTTGCCCTCGTCCGTCAGCCCATTGTTTTGCAGCATGGTGAGCAACTTACGGTGCGGCACCAGCTCCTGCATCTTTTTGGTATAGTTCGCCCCCATCTGCATCAGCTGAATCGCCTCTTCGGGCGTCTTCAGTTCCACAGTACGGCCATTGGCCTTAAAAGGGGTCATGATCTGCTTGTAGAAAGTCTCGTAGTCCGGGGTCTCGGTCTCAGTGACCTCACCTTCAGTCTGCTCGCCTTCAGTGTTCTCGGTGTTATCCGAGGTCTGAGCAGCGGTGGCATCCTTATTGGCTTCGGTCTCTTCCTTCTTGACTTCGGCAACGACAACCTTCTTCGGAGCTTTGGTCACAACCTTCTTAGGTTCGACTTCTTCCCCATCGACCGAAGGCTCTTCTTGGGTATGGGCCGTTGTTTCGGTCGTACCTTCGGGCGACTTTCGCTCTGTTCGCTCCGTTTTGTCTTCCTCGGCCCCCGTAGAGGCTTCCTCTTCGACTTCTGCATCCTTGGATGCTGCGATCTCACCGGCAGCCGGTGATTGTTTCAGGAAATCCTCATCGGACATGCCGAGAAAGTCAGGAGCTTCACCCATGATTGAAGCCCTCTTCCAGACGAGCTTCGGTCAGAGCATTTTCGAGCTCTGAGATGTTTCGCTCGGCAGTTGAGCCCATCTGAATTTGCATCGCCAAATAACGCTTCAGATGTCCACTGGCCTGAGCCATCGCTAGACAATCTTCACGAGCACCAGGCTTTTCACTCAGAGCAGGATCACCGCTCTCTTGAACGAACCGAGCAGCATCGTCACGGCAGAAACCATCGACGATCAATGCACGGAAGTCCGGATTCTTGAACAGGCGTTCTGCCATCTCACGGCGATGCTTCAGAACTTTGGTTTGCTCGAGTTGATATTCGAGTCCTTCGACTTCAGACATGTCTGAGTGGTCCTTATTACGAGTTGAGACGTGTTTAACTCCGTCTTCTACTTTTCTGTATCAGCATCCTATTCAGGAGCCAAGACTATTTTGAGGTTGAGGGGTGCTTCCTCCCCCCAATTTAGCACTAAGTGCATTATAACCGATGGCCGCTTCAAGATTAGGAGCTTTATGTCCATCTTTAAGGGGACTCGTAAGAGCCTTAGTTACAGCAAGATTCTGGTTGCCTTCACTCTGTGCCTGCTGTTTCTGCATGTCACGAGCATGTTTAGTCCCACTCTCTTGTTCAACGTAGTCCAAGTCCATTAGATCTTTCTTAGAAGAGATCTCACCAGCCTTTGAACCAAGGAGCTGAATCTCAGCCTGGAGCTTCTGTACCTTGAGCTGTTGCTCTTCAAGCTGGAGCTGCTGCATCTGCTGCTGTTCAGGCGTGGGCGGAGGCGGCTGATAAGTCTTCAACTTGTGAGCAAGCACAGGCATCCGCTTCAGTTTGGCGATCTCACTCATGATCATCATGGTGATTTCCTGGCCTGCATTGGGGCCGATCGTCTGAAGAAGAAAGCCAAGATCCTGGGCTTTGGCGTTGTCAGCCTGGGCAGTTGAAATATCGACCTGAAGATCGAAGTTTCCTTTGAGGTCTTCACGCTTTACCTTGACGAAGATCTCGTTCGTCACACGAACAGTCTCTTCCTCGGACATGAATTCGCAGTTCATGGAGATGATCTTCGTACCAATTTCCGACATGCCTTTGGCGAGTCGTCTCAGGATGGCGATCTCTCTGGTCGAAGCTGCATCCACCACGTCTTTGGTGTTGGTTGCAACCTGCCCATAAGAGTCACCAGACAATCCACCCGAGAAACTCTTCACACCTGTGAGAGCTTCGGCTTCCGAGTTGACCATCTGGGCCATAGCGAGAGCCGAGTTTGGCATCTCTGGATATTTGTGTTCGATGATCCCCTGAGTAGGCGTCATGCTCGGGTTGAACTCATAATCCTGGCCATTCTCGTAACGCCGACGATTCAATGGATCGAGCATTCCCTTAGCAATGCCTTGTTGACCATTGGCGCTTCGACCGAGCAAGTCGATCATGCCACGAGTTACAGCACCGAGAATTCGTTGATTGTCCTTCAGGAGCTCAGCGTCAGGCTCACCATACAAGTCCCGCTTCTTGGGCATGTAAGGAACCAAAACAATGGGGAGCTTCTCGTCAGGATAAGGGTTCACCTGGCATCGAATAAGCGTGGCACCGATCCAAGTGGCAACGAAGGGAACGAGCTTCCCATCGTTCTCCATGTCCCAGAAACCCCAATATTCGTAGGCGACGATTTTCCTACGAGCGACATCGTTCAGCACGAAGTCAGCTGGGGTGTGGGTGGCATGGTTCGGCTCTGTCGAAGGACTGTTCGAAGTCCAGACGACATGCTCAAGGTTCTTGTATTTGTCTGGTTCCTTTAGGAGCTCTGCCTTGCAGGTCTCAAAAGAGATCACACAGAAATTCGCTTTGTCGATGTCACCATTGCACGAAGGATCAATGACCACGTTCTCAGGAGAAAGCACCTCAGCTGTGGGTCGGTTCTCGATAGCTTTCTCGACCATGACCTCCTGGGTGCCAGTTTGAACTGCAACCGTAGGGATCTGGGACTCTTCATAGTAGTCCACAGCCGCTTGGATTTCAGGAGGAACCTGCTCGGAATATCCACGAGGATTTTCCTGCTTCAAAGCGAGAGCCTGCTGAAGCTTCTGAGCACTCGCTTCGTCCGTCATTGCATGGTGAGACCATACCGGAACTTGCTGCTTGACTTTGACTGTGACTCGTTTCCAGCCCACTCGAACGATACAGGTACCTTCGTCCACATTGGAACGAACATAATCGTCGATGAACTTGACTCGGTTCATCTTGGTTCGAAACTGCCAATTCAGAACAAGCTCGTTCTGCTCAGCTGCGTCAGCGTCTTCAAAAGTCACAGGATCGACCTTGAAGAGCTTGTCTGAGCCAAGGAAAGGCTCTGTCAGCGCCGAATAGCGCCACTCAGCTTGACGCCGAATGAGCTTTGGTTGGACACGAGAACGTCCCTTGACTTCCGGAGGTTTGGCTTTGCCTCGAACATGGAGCAGATCATTCCATGCCTCGATAAGCGCCATCTGGGTGGTGTGGTGAGGTCTTGCCGCTTCGAGATCCCGCTTTAGATCTTCCACGCACGGTTCGTTCGTCCACTCGGTGAGCTTTGTGGAGACACTTTCCGCCTGCTGGAACTGCATGTCGCTGTCGTTACCGTTGACATTCGGTTCCATCGCACTGGTGGTTTTATAATCCATTGGGGACTCTTCCTACCGTGTTGGACTACGCAACGTCGTTACGATCTCGTGGATCACAGCGATTATTCTCACGATCACGATCACGTTGGTTGAACAGACGCTGCTCCACCATCGAAAGACGATGACTAAAGCCATTCATGCGCTCTTCACCAGAAGCAAGACGAGTAAGGATGTCGGTCTGCTTGATCAGTTCACCATCGACACGATCAAGCCGAGATTTGTTCTCGTTGGATTCGTTTCTCATTTGGTTGAACACGGTGAGACCTCCCACTGCGACTACAACAGCTTGCAGAATGTCACCAAGGCGCATTGTGTAGTCAACGTCGATCATCTCTAAACACCTTACTTTACTTGGTTCCGAACTGGTCTTGCACGTCGCCATAGAAGGCAGCGTCGTCCTCGAGGCGGTGGTTAGCCTCGATGGCTACAGCTCGGTTCTCGAGGACGAAGACCTTCAGGCTCTTGCCTTTTGTCGCCTCGGGAAGAGGGATCGGTTTCCCGAACTCAGCGGGAGCGACCGGAAGTTTTGGTCTTTCGAGCACCAGCTGCGTCGAACTCGCGCACGCTGTTAGCGAAAATGCTGTCAAGAGAACAAGGAGCAGACTTGAGGGACGGGACATTGATGGGCTCCAGAGCTTTGAGAAGGTCGATTTGGTGCTGCATCGAGGTGACGGCAGCTTCGTCTTCCACGACACGAGAAGTGGCCGCAGCTGCAATCTCAGAACTCGCTTGAGTTTCACGAGCGAGCTCTTCGGCATGAGCCGCTTTGAGAGCGACTTCCTGAGCTATTAGGCTCTTTTTCCAGGCGTATTCCTCACGGAAATGAGCAACACCATAAGCGACTGTCGCCGCCAGAAGCACGTTCCCAATGCGGGAAGTTGCGAAAGACCACACACTTGAGGCCACCGAAGCCCAAGGGCCGAGAAGTGCAAGCATCATATCCTCGTGGGGTTGAGGCCGGTGTTCGCGTCATCGACACGAGCCAGCTTGACGGCATTGGCACCCTGCCAAGCCCGATAGGCGAAGAAGATCGCCAAACCAGTAGCCACTCCGGCCAAGATCAAAGGCCAATGAGTCTGAGCCCAAGGGACAAGAGCACCACCAGACTGTACAGTCTGAACAGCAGACTGGACCTGGTTGGCAGTGTCTTGAACCTGAGAGAGAGCCGCTGTCGCGCCTCCAACCGAACCAAGGGCACCAATCAATCCTCTCTGGGACTGGTCGGCTCCTTTGATGGTGCGAGATCCGTCTTCACGGAGATCGTTCACGGAAGATTGAAGTTCGGGAGTGTCTTGTTCGGTGAGTGCAACACGCTTGTTAGCACCTTCCAAATTCAGAAGACGAAGGGCCTTCGTATAAGCGGATTCCCGCTCATAGAGGCCGTTTAGACCACCATTGATATGTTTGGTCTGCTCGGTGACATTGCCCGAGTCGGCTGAAGGAGCAACCTTCAGGATCTGAAAGAGAGCGCCGACACATTCGAGAGCATGGTCAGGATGGATCAGCCAAACAGCTGCTTGATCCGGGGTGATCCCCAACTTCCTGGCGATGAGCTCTCCATTGGAGCGACCAGTACATTCCCAGAGACCTTTGCCTCTGAACAACCAGCCATCGTCTGAACCAGGACGATTGCCCATTCGACCATCGTAAGCCCGATCGGCGATCAATTGCGGCACGAGAGCACAGGCTTCGGCCTGCTCACGGTTGAAGTGTGTCGGGAACACTTCGAGCAAACGCTCAGCCGAGTATTTCAGGTTCTCTTCGAGCTTGGTGAAGCCCTGTGTCTCGACACTCATATGAGCCAAAACACAAGCCTGACGACGAATAGTAGTGATCCCATATCTGGGGAACACTTCGTCTGCATGATCAGCGATCATTGCAACGATATGTTCAGCAGCTCCGGGCGATATGCCTCGTACGATCTTGGCCCAATCGGTCATGGTAATCCTCAGCTGGTAGAAGATGAAGTGGGAATGGGAGACACCACAGGCACAGCCGGGGGAACCCCCTGAACGGCAGCTGCAATAAGGGTGTCCACGGAGAAGGTCTCTTTGGCGATGTCTTCGAAAGACTCGGTGAGCCAAAGGTTGTTGGCGAGATCCCGCCAATAAATCTGGCCAGTCTTGACGCCAGAAGTACTCTTGGGAGAGAGCCTCGACTTGAGGCCGACATCCTGCACGTATTTGAGCTCTTGGATGAGCATCGGAGGATACGGGCAAACTGGAACAGGCACAGGACCAGCCGGCAGAACACCAGGGGTGGCTGAACTCACGAGTTCAAGATCACTGGTTTCACCACCAGTAGGGCCACCCTCATAGAGCTTGGTCTTCCAGATGTTGTTGGCGGCATCCCGCCAAACAATCTCGCTCTTCTGACGACGAGGGGAGTTCTCACGAACGATCCCATTTGGATCAATGCCAGTGTTGACAATGATCGGATCAGCAGAGATCACGCCTGAAGTATCGTCGGCCATTGGAGGTTCTCCTCAGAAAATTTCGACGTAATCGACAGAGCCAGTGCCCGAAGCCACGACGCCGTAAATCGCCACGAAGGTAATGAAATCTCTGGAGGTGCCGGGCAGAATCTCGGTGCCTGTGGCAGCCGTCACACCGGCATTGCCGATGAAGACCGGGCTAGAACCCTTGTTGGTGATCGTGAGGCTCTTTCGCCCGACACCGGGAATTCCAGGACGAGCAGCAACAATGAGTGTCGCCGAAGTTCCGATGGCAGCGTTCTGGTTCGTAACCAGGTTCGCTCCTGCAATGGAGCCATCCGTCAAAACGGTCAGCTCATTGGGGGTCGTCTGCACGTCAGCTGCGTTCGGAGGTATTACCCCTGTCTGCCATTGATCAGCCATTGTGGTTCACCTCTTCTGAATACCAATTTGCTTATAGCTGGTTCAGAAGAAGTACAATAGACCTTGAGTACAACTCTAAATAACTAGGGGGAAGCTTTGTACAAGCTTCCCCCAAATTAGACGTATATTTGAAGAACTCAGTTTACATTGCAGCGAGTGCAGCCGTAATACCCGTGGCAATTGCCGCTGCTGACACCGTTGCATAGGTCGCTGGGGTGGCCAGAGCTGCCACACAAGCATCGACACAGGTGTTGATTGCCGTTGTCATGGCAGTCACCTGAGCTCCACTCATTAGAGTGCTGGTCAAAGCCGTCAGACAAGCAGCTTTTGCTGCTGTTCTGGTGGTTGTGGTGGATCCATACTCTGTCGCCAAGAACACAGCGTAATTGATCTGAGCATTGACCCAGCAAGGCGAGAAAGGCGTGGTGAATGTGGGCACCGCCAGTGTCGGGAAATACTGCTGGAACATAGCGAAAGCCACAGCCACATCAGCACCATTCCAGAACCGATGGTAGTTGACCGAAGGAGCGATCGGAAGTGTCGTGTCAGCTGCGATCGTATTCAAAGCAGCGTTCAAAGCAGGAGCGTTATTGGCCACCCACATACCAGAGATCGTCGGATAAGCCGTTGCAACTGCTGCCAGATAGGTCTGCACACCAGACCAGTTGGCAGTCGTCGAATAGAGGCTCATTCTGGCGCTCTTGAAAGTCGTCACACCGTGAGCGAGCACTTCTCCATTAGGCATTGCACCAGTCCCAAACTGAGTCGGGATCCAGAGAATGTCGTTCAGTCTCGGAAGAGCAAGCGAACCAATGGAACCGAACCCAACTGGATCTTGGTTCCACCAGACAACTTCCATCATTTGCTGGGCTTTGGTCAGCACTTGTTGGAATGTAGCTGTTCCTCCGGGGATTATACCCGTCAAAGAACCAGTGAGCTTGGACTTGGCATAAGCATACTGGATGAGAACCTGAGCAAAGCCAGCAGCTGTTCCAGGATCCCAGCCAGTCGATGTGGTCGTATAGAGCAGGTTCGGGTTCGGGACAGCACTCGCCGACCAGAAGGTAGCGTAATTTCCAGTCGAGTCCCAGTTCAACGTGGGCAAATACTCATAGTCACCCGCTGCTGTGGCAACTGTCGAAGTATGACCACTCACAACCGTAGGGCTCGTCCAGGACGAGTTGATCGGATAGGCCATCGAACCGTTCACGAGGTCCATTACGCAATTGGTGTAGAACCACTGAACCCACAGATCCAAGATCACACCACAGCGAGTGATCAGGCTCAACGACACTGTGTCGGTCTTCTGGCAGACTGTCGCATAAAGCTGCGAGACTTTTCCGAGGCCCCATGCTTGATAGCCAGTCCAGTTGTTCGAAGGCGGGTTATGCCAGCTCGGAGAATAAGTGTAGTTCATCCCATAGAACTGGGCGCTCACACGAGCATCTGTCGGGGTGCCATAGACACCCTTCCAGTTGGAGGTCACACCACCAGCAATCGGTCCAGCAGGGCTTTGAAGCCAACGGATCAATTCAAGCTGTCGATCCAAGGATGTCGCATAATCAGCAGCAGCTGTGGCTCCCAGAGGCGCGAAATCCTGCCCCGTCATGCAGGCATAAGCCACATCGACGCAGTTGTACCCAAAGTGAACCTCTGAACAACCAATGCGAAAGCCCCAATAGGAAGCCGTGCCTGGAGGCACGATGATGCCGCCACCAAAGCCAGCACCCCAGCTGAGCAGATAGTGTTTGCCAGCACCATTCATGAGCGTGCCAGCATAATTGTGGATCGGCACGAAGTACTTGTCGTAGAAGGCGTACCGCATATAATCGGCCATCTTCATAGACTTCGTGGCAATAGGTGCAATGCCTGCCGCCGTAGAGAGCGTGTGAGCCGCATAGATGGCTCCAATAGCCCGACTCTCAGCGTCAGGGGCGCAAGAATACGTCCACTGGGCGCTGTAAGAGTAGGGGTTGGCGCTGCTCGAATAAGTCGGAGGAGCCTGGTCATAAATTGGCAAGAAGCCAAACCCGCTCGCACCAATAGGCTGACCACCGTTCTTGTAGTCCTCGTAGCAACAGTGCGTGATCGTGGCCAAGCCATCTTCGACCGGGCCACGTTGGTAGTTGTTGATCGGAGCCATGAGCTTTGTGGTGCCATCAGCGCCATGGAAACCATAGGCTCCGTCCACATCATAGAGCCAGTGCATCAGATACACGTCTTTGCCGGTGTAGGCGGCAACGAGCTCGGTGTAGAGCGGATCAGCGCCAACCGTCACTGTCGTATTGTAATCAACCGGGGTCAAAGCGATCGTGGCAGCGTCAGGCTCATAACCTGCGGGAGAAGCAGGAGTATAAGCTCCCCAAAGCTGACCAACTGTGGGAGTGGGAATATAATTCGCCTCGATCGAAGCCCAGCAGGCAGCCATGCCTGTGGTTGTGCCATCGACAATCGTCTTCCAGGCTTCCAGTTTGGCCCAGAAAGAGATCGTCTCGGAAACGCTCTCATGGCACCAGTCAGGAGCTTCAACGATAATAGCGTTTTCGCGTGCATGGTAAGGGCACTGAAAGGCGAGGGTAGATCCTCCCGTGGTGGGACCAAAATAGCCGTTCGTGGTCAGCTTGAGCGTATTATAGGTCCATTCGAACCGGCTCAAATACGTGACCGGAGGAGTGACGACGCCAATGGTGGCGATGCCTTCTTCGCCAGTGGTGATCGTGCAGCCCACGGGAGAGGACAAGAGCATATCGAAAGTGAGCCCACCAACCGAAAGTGCATTCAAAGGCACAGGGATCGTCTTGGTGATGTCACCGATGGCGAAGTTCAAAACGCCCGTGGTCACTTGGTAGTCGGTTCCACCAATGGCAGTTCCATCGACCGTGGCGTAATTGACCGAACAAGCTGCCGTGGCCGCTGCACTGAGCGTGACCACGAAGTTTGCAATACGAGTTGTGCTGAAGGTTGTCATGGATCACACCACCGAAGGACTAGAGATAGAGACAGAAGGCAGTGGGGTAGTTGTATTGCCTGGAAGGTTACAAATACCTGGACTGCGTGTGATCGTGTTAACCGAACCAGAAGGCCAAGTCACATCGAGATAGAAGAGTTCAGCGGCAGAACCTGGCGCAAGAGGCAGACTGACCGGAACAATGACGTGTTTCACGGTTTCACCTGGAGCAAAGGTCAACACTCCTGAAGTTAAAGTGTAAGCTCCGCTGGCAGCAGTGGCCGTTCCATCCCTTGTGGTGTAGTTGAGCAGCACTGTAACCGTAGGAGCAGGGGTCAGAGTAACAGTGAAGTTGGCTTCTTGTGCGGTTGTCATGGAGCCCTCTTACGGGATGAGCGGGGTGAGGAGGGCTAGTTTGCCACTCTGAGGCGTTGTGAGATCGTTGTCGATGACTAGAGACCCTGTATCACCGCTCAGCATGTCATTCCAGTAGGCAAATGACATACCCAACTGCGAACCAGTGAGATGATTGGTGCCGTCTCCGTTCCAATCACCATTCAAATACTTCATGAGTGTCTGTAGCCAGACGATCTCTGTGGGTGCATTGGCATTGCCATTGGCTGCACCTGTCGCATTGGCGAAACCAAACTGTCCTCCGAACTCACCAACCCAGATCGGAGCGATGTTCTGTTCGAAAGCCCAACCCCAATGCTGTCTCCACATCGGTTGAAGGTTGTTTGGCCACCCAGTAGGTGCGCTCGATGAGGTTGCCAGCCAAGTCTGGCCAGATACAGATGTTCCATACTCGTGAGGCGCATAGACCACATGATTGGGAGACGAGAGCACAATGGGTCGGTTGCCAGGCTGAGCGCCAATAAGCTGCCCACCCCACCAGATCGAGTCGCTCGTCAGCGTTGCTGTGGGGTAATAAGCTGCACCAGTCCAATTGGTGTCACCCTCGACGAAGATCAGCCAATTTGGCGCAATCGCCAAGATAGCATTACCGCAGGCTTCAACCATCGGAGCCCAATAAGCCCACTCAATCGCATAGGGCTCGTTGTGAACGTCAGCACCAATGACCACCGTGCTGGAAGCATATCGAGTGGCGAGCACTGACCAGTGGGTGATCCACTGGGCCTGGCTATAAGAGCCAGTTGCCCCACCGGCCATTGGCCAACCATCGGTGCCTGTGCCTCCAGAGGCAAAACACCTGTGATGATCAAGCACGATATACATGCCGATCGTGTTGCAGTAGGCGACAATCAGATCCAAGAAAGCCAAGGTCGTAAGGCCCACAACATCAGGGTTTTTCGTGGGATCAATAGCTGTGGATGTGATCAAGGGATTCGCACAGAAGTCACCAGAAAGCTGGAACCTCAAGCAATTGAAACCCATGGCTTTGAACTGATCGAGCTGGCTCTTCCAAGAACGAGCCCACAAAGCATGAGGCGCATAATTGGTGCCTTCGCCACCAGTCCAATTGATGCTCTTCAAACGAATGGGAGCACCGGCAGCCATGAACTGATTTCCCAAGGCAGAGACCCTTGGCAAAACCGCAGGAACTGCTGTGCCTCCCAAGGTCACGACATGAGGAGATCCAGGCGCATTGGAGGCGATTGAGATCGTACCTGTTCGAGAACCCACAGCTAGGGGAGTGAAAGTCACGTCGATATGGCAGACACCGCCAGCGAGAACCGACACGGAATAGTCGGTGACATCGGCAAAATCACCCGTAGCTGTGATCCCAGAGATCACCAAGGGAGCAGTGCCGGTGTTTGTAAGCGTGATCCGCTGAGAAGCCGAAGTAGCCATTATCCAACCGCCGTGCTGGGGAAGGTCAACGAAGTGACCGAAAGGGAAACTGCTGGTGCAGGTGTAGTCCCACTGGTTCCAGTACCTGACAAAGGTAGAGCATCTGGACTTGAAGGAGCATTGGACATTATTCCAAGCGAGCCAGTCTGAGCTCCAGCCACCGTTGGGGTGAACTTCACCGTCACAGTGACGCTCTCACCAGCGGGAATTGTAAGCGGAGGAGTTACTGCGCTTCCTGGAGTCCAGGTCATGTTAACCTACTACGACTGTCGGAGGATGAGTGAATGGATGTTGAAGCCCGACCAAGATGTTCAGATTGGGTGCATCAACATACACAGGAGGAACTCGACCCCAGGAGAGTTTCAGAGGATCGACAAAGAGATTGATTGGAAGGTTCACTGAACCTAGACCAACGGATATAGAGAGCGGGAATGTATAGATCCCCACCGGGTCCGAAACGTATCCAGGGGTCAAATTGATCCCAAGATTCAAAGCCGGAGCTTGAATCGGAGGAGGGATCTGGATGATCGTGTCCACCTGAAGCCCGAGGGTGAGCGACAGCGGGATTGCATAGATGCCCAAGGGGTCTGTGATCGTACCCGTGTAAGAGAGCACAGACAAACTTAAAGGCGGCACAACGATCAAGACTGGTGCCATGATGTTCAACGGCGTGAGCCCGAGACTCAGACTCAAGGGAGCACTGTAGACAGCCACCGGAATGGCGATGCTTCCCGAACCGTTCCCCAACGAGAGCGACAAAGGAGGAGCTTGGATCACAATGGCGACATCGACTTCACCAACGTGGTTGTTCACAGCCACATTCAAAGCCGTAGCCGTGATCACGGCTGGAGTGATTACGTTGCTGGGTCCAGGGAACCCTATGCTCAACGACAATGGCCATGAGATGATGTTGTCAGGGAAAACAATCACCGCAGATGCGTCCATCAGAGGTGAGATCGAAAGTGGTGCCGTGGTGATCAGTGGAGGCGTTATCACACTGGGAACACCGGGAATAAACCCGACACTCAAATTTAGGCCGTAGGAGTAAATGACCGGCGTGACGAGAACGCTTCCAGCGCCATTGCCAACGCTCAACGAGAGAGGCCCAGACGAGATCTGAGGCGGCTGGATCACATTTCCAGCGTCTTGGACAACGCTCAAAGCAAGAGGCCCAGCCACCATCGGCGGGAAGCTCAAATAGCTCGGTGTCGTCAGCTGAGTGAGAACACTCAGAGGCCCAGAATTTATGATGATTGGGAGAGTGACGCTATCGCCTGAACCAAGAAGAACACTAAGGTTCAAGGGTCCAGACGTGATCCCTACAGGATCGAGAACCGTGCCTGCACCTTGTCCCAGGGTCAAAGCCAAGGGCGAAGTTGTGATGGCGAGAGGTGCTGTGACACTGCCTGAAAGCTGAGCCGGGCTCAAAGACAGAGGACTGGCGCTCACAATGATCGGGATCGTCACCGTCTCAGCGCCCAAGGCAGGCGTAATCGAGAGAGGTGTCGTCAGCGTCAAGCTTATGCCAGAACCACCACCAGAACCAAGCACTTCAATGACGGCAGTTGAAGTGTAGTTGTAAGGAGCCGTCGAAGTTTCGGAGACACTGGCTCCGGAAGAAACACCAGTAACGCTGTGAACCTTACCCAGGTTGTTTGTCGCTGTGGTGTTGTTGAGAAGTGCTGTCGCTCCCGAAGGAGGCGTGACCGTGATCGACGGGGCCTGAGCATCGCCACCGAACACAATGAAGAGCGAATTGGCAGCAGACGCAGTGACCGACTGTGTGTCGGACGGGCTGGCGCTAACATGAACGATCGAGTTGCCAATTGGCGTGGCTTGGGTGCCAGTCAGACCAATGATGTAGACGCAGCCCGAGTCAGCGTAATTCGAGCTCTGAGCGACCGAAAGCGTGCCGGAACCGGGGGTGAAACCTCGAACAATATAGGCATAGAGCGTTCCCGCAGAAGTCTGCGACGAAACATAGCTCTGACCAATAAGCGTAGCCGTCTGTCCCAAATAGGTACAAGACGGAGGAGGTGTCCAAGAAGCACCCGTAAGGGTGAAAAAGAAAACGAGCACACCATCGCAGCCAGTCGAGTCAAACGTGTTCGATGAGGCCAGCGGATAAGCGCCAGTCCAAGGATGATACGCAGAACTTACGACTGTGGGTGCGGTCATGTGCTCGTTTTCAGATCAGAGAGACGAGCTTTAGTCGGTCAGGACGGACGAAGACCAATTCAGCGTGATGTTCTGACCCGTTGGCGTAGCCGGCAAACCAGTGGCCGTGTCGATGTAGCCGATCAGGGTCGAAGTGCTCCCCGTGCCGGTGTCGATGTAGAGAATGATCGCTTCGGCTTTCTTGGAGCCGGATACTGCGACCGAAGGCCACACGACAGAAGCAGCGGTCAGCGCCTGAGCAGAAACCGCCAAGGAGGTGAGAGCCACACCAGCAACGAAGATCGAACCCGAAGCGACATCGCTCAGATTGGCATGGGCCGCCGAGTAGGTGTAGTTGGTCGTACCCGTGGTGAGCGTGACAAGACAGGCTTTGATAGCTGCCGTCGCCAGGTTCACACCCGGAGAGAGCAGAACATTACGGAAGTTCGGATAGACTGCATTCGCCATAACTTTAGTCCTCTACGATTGTGGCGACGGTGAAGTCACCTGTTGGGATCAGTGAACTGATCACAAGATCGGCGGTCCCCGGATTGGAGATTGTCACCGTCAAGTTGATATTGGCTCCCACTGCTGTGGAAGCGAACGAGAGTGAAGGGACTCCAAAAGCTAGTTGAGGACCAGTTCCACCGACAGGTTCCAGCACTGCATCTGCTACAGAGACACTCAACCCACCCGGAACCGGCTCAAGTATAGCGTCAGAGACATAGACACCAATGGAGAAGAGAGCTGGAGGAGGAGTCAGCACATAACTGGAGTGGTTCGACGCTGGATTAGCGACGAGGAACGCCTCCAGAGTTTCATATGGCGTGATCACCTCGGCCATTGTGCTCTCCTCAATCCGAACTCAATCTGAACTCATGGAGAGAGCAGGGGCTACAATCGTCGGAGAACTCGGGACCACCAGAGCTTGAAGCACCAATATCTGCGCTTGAAGCGTGGCTATCTGAGTTGCCTGGGATTCGGCCAGAGTGACGATCGCTAGCATGTTGTCCGCGACATACCGGATATAATCCATGTTGTCGGCGACGAACTTCACAGTGGGGAAAGCATTGCCAATGAGTCGGTCAACCATGGGCGCAAACCGAGCGCCACCATAGGGTTGGAGATAACCTCCCTGCCCATAGCTGTATGGCCTGCCAGGGGTTTCACCTCCAAGGCCGCCGAAATAATTGGTGGTTTCGCATAGTCCCATCAGACCCAACCTCCTCTACTAAACCGGATGTTGGACTGAGATATGCTGGAACTGACCAGATCCCTGTCCGTCACTTCACCACAGAGCTGTTCAAACGTCTGATTGAACTCTTGAGCTTTCGAGTTGCTATCAGCTGTGTTCATGTGGCTGAACACTTTGAACGCGATAAACGATGTCAGCGCCTCTTCGAGCGATACAGGGAGAGAGATATATTGCTCCAAGTCACCTGTAAGTTTGGCGTGACGCTGTTGATACCGAACCGTGAGGAACTTTTCATCCACCGGGTTAGGAACTTGTAGCAGCTTTACCTGTGGAGTGAAGCACGAATTATGCTTCTCTTCGTTATTAAGTGGGATCTCCATTCCAAGATGATCATATATTGTAGTAACCTTCAGCAATTCATCATTGAAAGGCTCTTCCGGCAAATCCAAGATGTAGCGAATAGGCTCATTAACCGTCCCAACCGGAGGAGTGTATTGGATCGAGAACCTCGGGATCAGGTGATAGAACGTGATGTGCTCGTACAGCTGCAACAGGAGATCGTTCTCCTTGAGGACGAACTTCGTGTGCAACCGAAGGAGGCCATCATTGGCATAACCGATCAGCTTAGGCTGTTGAGCCGTGACGATCGTACCACTGCCATTGCCTGACATAGCCAGGTTCGAGAGCTCTCCGAAAGAGAGCTTACTGAAGAGATCTGAAACGAGCATATGTCCTCACACAATGTAGGCAGAGAGCGGGCTGTTGTCAGCTTCGTGCGACTCATCTTCCCAAGGACCATCCTCGTGCCCCATTAAAGGAGACGACTCAGAAGGTTTCCAAGGTTTCATGTAGCCAAGCATCGAGATTGTATCGAGACAATCGTCCTTGCCCTTCAGTCCGTTCTTGGTGGCCAGTCGGATCTGCTGGAGGAAGTGCCCTATGATCACAGAATGACGCATTTCTTCAGGAAAGTACATGCCTCCGGCTTTGAACCAAGGAACTACAAGGTTCAACCGAGACAATTTGTCGATGGTGGGTCGGATGCCAGGCTCATTGTTCTTCTCAGAGCTGGCGAAGGTAAACCAGATGTTCCGATTCATCTGCTCAGATTGAAGAAGCCTCACATAAGCTTGTTGCTGCCCCGTCACTTCGATGCCAACCGATTGAGGTCTGTACTCACTCACCAGACGGAAGAGATCATTCCAGGTCTTGTCGATCGTCTGTCGCTCACAGATGCCGTCCACCCAAAACCAGTGTCCCAAATGGTTATAAGCCCAGACACTTATCACAGAGAAGTCGGCTTTTTGTTTGGTGGAAGTCGCTACGTCCGTGGTGATATAAAAATTGAAAGTGTTCTTGTTGTTGAGTAGCTGCTCCCGAGAGTACCATTTGATCTCTTCGTCTTGGATCAATCGGTCTTCAGCAGAGGTGATTCTGAGCATCAACTCCTGGTAGAAGCCAGCGAGTTTACCCGTCTTGAGGGCCATATCATATTGTTGTTGCACGTAATCGAACATGAAACGATCTTCCCAGGCTCCGATGAACTCTTCGCGCGTGCAGGGAAACCTCTCACACACCGGCCAGACGTTCACATCCCAAGCACCCGATTCGACAGCCTCGATCAGAATGTCTTCCTTGGAAAATGGCGTCCCATTGAAAATGACTTTGCGTCTCGTGGGATCCAGAGCGTGATTTACACCCTTGTAAACCGTGTCTTTTATGGCTTCCATCGAGGTGCGGGACTTCGAATCGTCATCGCTCACCAGATCATCCAGCACAGCGATCGTAGGGCGTTTTCCAAAGATCTTGGTGCCTCGAAGACCTGTTTTAGCGCCGAACATCTTCACGCCTAGACGGTTTCCCTCTCGACCAGTGAATTCCATGTAGTTGTCTGTAAAGTGTGCTGTCGGGATCCAGTACTGAAGGAAGTCAGAGTTGTTATAGCGAAACTCGATGTTCTTCCTGGCGCTTTTGACACCATTTTCCATGGAGTCAGACACGTAGATCATGCCCTCGACTTTACCGAACCCAGGCAGAAACCCATAGAACGCCAGGAAGAGCACGAAGTATTCCATGAAGAGTGTGGTTTTAGCTGCTCCACGGAAACAGAGATTCGCCACATAGGGCGAGTCCTCAACGAGCTTGTCCAGCATCTTCAAATGCACAGGAGGCGTCTTATGCGACTCACCTTCTTTGCCATTCACGAGCTTGATGAAGTTCATGAACGTAAGTGCGAAGTCACTCGGCATATAGCTCGAAGCGTTTAGATCCTTGTACGAGACGCTATCGAGCCATTCGTCGAGTTCTTGCTTGAGGAGCTCCATTATAGCTCACTCTTTTCTGGTGGGTTTGGGGTCACGTCGATCAGCTTCTGGCCGGCGATCTCTCGAGGCGACATTCCAGCCTCGATAGCTTGTTGCTGGTTTTGAGCGAGCTGTCGCAGCATCTCCCGCATCTCGAGCATCCCAGAAGTCTCGGGCATATGAAGGCTCAAATTGACAGCGGCTTCTTTTGGTTTGGCCAAATGGGTGAGGATCGAATTCGCAGCAGCTGTTCGAGCCATGTCGGACATGCTGTTGTCCATGATGTCCATTTGGGCGTTGATCGCCTTCTGGTAAGCATCCTGGTTGATGATCCACATAGGAACAAGTGATTGTTCCATCACCATATTCACCAATTTATTGTGGTGGTAGGCGCTCACATAGGACGAGAGATCCTTCGCAGAAATTCCCTTTGCGACCAAGATCGCGTGACGATGTGGAAACGTCTTGCAGTAGGCGTCCTGGTTCGTGTAGCCCATGTGCTTGAACGAGACATAGGCGACTGCGTGGAGGTAATCCTCCGTCTTGAACCGGCCATCCTGAAGCACCTTCGTATAACTCACGAAGTTGTTCCTGATCTGCTCGGCGACGATTGGATCTTGGACCAGGTTGTTGATCTGATCTGTAAAAGCCTGAGTTGCCGCCCCCCTCAGATTTGAGGGGAGGGCATTCTCGACCATCTCACGAGTGAGCATAAGCGAACTCCTCCTGGATGATGTCCAGCATTTCCCTGATTATGTGATGCCCAAGAATCAGGAAGTGCTCTTGATCCTGATCATTAGGCAAATCGAGGGTTTTGATCGGCAGTTGTATGTACGAGCGAGAGTCCTTCTCGAACGAGCAACCTCGTGCTTCGGCTCGAATCCTGATGAGCCGACAATTGCGATCACCGAAGTGATCAATGATGGG